GACCGTAAACCGTCCGCGGCCCGAGGTGAGCGCATAGGCGGTCACAACCCCGAGGCACACTCCGAGCAGGGCACCAGAGGTGGGATAGACCGAGCGGCCCACGAAATGATTGGCGGTGGCCTCGGTGATGTCATCGCATTCAAAGATCGTGGCGGTGGCGGTGAAGGCGGTGTTATCCACGGTCGCCGGGGTCGCCGCGAGCGCAATCAGGCCCTGACGCACGGCCGCAACCGTTGAGTTATTGATGCGGCCGATGTCCACGAGCGGAACCCCTGCCGTATTGGGAGCCGCAACCGCGGTGCCGTTCCAATAGGTCGCATTGACCTGGATATCCCCGGCCTCTTGGGGATAGAGAACGATGACGGCGGTTTTGGCGTTGACTGTGGAGGTCTTGACGATGATCGCGACATTATCGGCGTTCATCTCGGCGGAGGTGAGATCGAGGTAATACAGCCCGGTGGCGGTGGCGATCTCAGTGGCCTCATTGGTGCAGTCCGCGGCGGTGCCCTGGTCTTTACTGATCTCGCTGTCGAGGCCGGCCGCTCCCGTGACGAGATCGCCATCGTTATCGCGGATCGGAAAGATCACGCGAAAGGCGGTGTTCTTTTTGGGGACCGGGAGACAATCAGTGGATGCCATACGTCACCAGAGTTGAGGGCCGGCGAAGGATCTGCCGAGAAACGAGATGGATTGATCGCGAGAATAGGCGGGCTGACCGGAGGCGCCAGGAACCTCATAGAAAGTTTGGATCCAGGTCACACCGGCCAATGCTGCATTCTGGCGCGAGACGACCGCGCCCGTCGCTGCAGCGCTCGATTGAATCAGGTAGGCGAGCTGGGTTGAGGTGCCGGCGCCCTGGGTGTTGCGAATCTGCGCGGACGGCGCCACGGTCCAACCGGCGGTTTGTAGCGCCCAGGTGTTCGCATCACTCGTCGTGTGAAAGCCTGCGATCGTGACCGAGTCTGCGTTCGTGGGAGTTTGTCCCGCGCGGCTCACATCAAAGGGAGAGCCCGGAGCGGTGAACCCCACGGTCTGCTCAATCTGATCGATCGCCCACACACCACTCGTGCAGGAAAATGCGAGCAGGATCCCCGTGAGCGCTGAGGTCTGCGTGACGTTCGTGTGAAAGGTGGGATCCGCCGCCCACGTCCCATTGAAGGTCGTCCAGAAATTCCGGTAGGCAGAACTCGTGCCGTTCGCGCGGTTGGTCTCCGCCGTCCAAGTCTGTCCACCCGTGATGACGTTTGTGAGCGTGGCGCCGTTCGAGCGGTGATTCACATGCGCGTAGGCGAGCATGCCGTTCGCCATGGAGGCCGGCGGGGTCACGATCACATCGGCCGCATCATCATTGAGACCGTTGTCGGTGGGCGTTGAGGTGGCGCCATGAAAGGTGATCGTCATGCCGTGGCGCACGCGTTGAATAGATCGGGGCAGGCCGTGCGCGGCATCGCGCCATTGATGCTCCTGATGTACTCAAGAATGCCCGGATGCACGAAGCCGTTGACGGTCGTTTGCTTCCAGTACATGTCGCTGTTGCTCGTCCCCTGGAGCCAGTCCTTGCGATACCAAAGCATGTGAGAGATTTCCATGGGCGGGATGTTTGGATTGGAGGCGAGCTGTCCATCGCGCTGCGTGATCCAGATTTGCGCGGGCGTGAAATTGCCCTCCTTGCCGCCCATCGAAGGACTTTGAACCTCCCCGACCCACGGAATCTTGCCGCGCCAGTTGGTGTATCCACCGATGCCCGCAAAGATGCGGTTGGCGGCAATCGACTGATTGGGAATCGTGTCCGGCCCACCGGCTGCGACCTTGCGATCGGCCATATAGGCGAGCAGGTCCGCCATCGCCGTATCCCCGCTGAACGATCCATAGGCGTTCATGAAGTTGGTCGATACACGGGTGAGCGTGTTCGGCCAGGCGCTCACCATCTGAGTGATGAAGAGCTTTAGTTGGGTTGCGTGCGCGGAGGCTGAGTAGCCGACTCCTGAGGGGTTCGCAAGACCGAGCGCAGTTTCCTCGCCCTGGTACATCTCCCATCGCGTATCAGAGTTGTAGCGCGCCCCGAGCGCCTGGGTGAGCGCGATCAGCCGTCCATTCGTAAAGGACGTCCACACACGTGTCGTGTAGCCCGGTGCATCGAGTGAGACCGCAGGCTCCTGGGTCGTGACGTACTGCGGGAAGTAGTAACCATTCGTCAGGTTCGAGGGGCTTAGCCCTCCGAAAATACGGTCCTGAATCGACAAGATCATTTTCTTGCCGATGTTGCCGAGCGCATCCAGGTACTCATCGAGGATGTCAAAGCCCGGTTGGTAGCTTGCGTTGCCTTGCGTCGTGCCGCTCTCGACATCGCCCCAATACAGTTGCAGCTTCACGCCCTTGATGGTGGGCTCGTTCGCAAGCTCTGCGATCTGCGCGATGTGCGTTGCCCGGCGGGAAGGAGAGCTTTTGATCCCATCGAGCAGCATGTAATGACCGGGATGCCAGCGGATCGCGTTCGTGACGGCGCCCGTCGTCGTGTAGAGCGCGCTTGCGATGCCGGCGCCCGTCGTGTTCGAGGCCTGATCCCTTGCTTTGCACTTATAGCGGTAGCTCGTGGCGGCAACCGAGGTATCCGCGTACGTCCAGGAGGGCAGCTGATCGATGATGAGATTGTTGATCGGGAACGTGACGGGCGTTCCGGAGGCTGCGCGGATCCCGGAGACGCACACCAGCACCGGATCTGCCATCGTGATGGTCGCGGTGCCGGCGGCGACCCACACTCCTGAGTTGTCGAGAAACTGCGTCGTGAGAACATTGCCCACCTTCTCAACGAGCACCCACGGATCAGCGGGGATGTTGGCCGTGACGGCGGCGGAACTCGTGGCGCCGCCTCCCGTGGTCGGCCGCCAGGCCGTGCCGATTCCAAGACCTGAGGCCGCATTGAAGCGCCGCGCCCGATAGAACGCCGCGTTCGGATCTAAGCTACTGCGAATCATGATCTGAGTCGCAGCCGAGGGGTTGCCCTGATTGTCGAAGTCCGACAACTGCGCGAGCACCCGAAAGTTGCCGCTCACCGTCGCATAGCGACAGATGAAATTGTCGCTGCTACCGGAGATATTCCCCAGGCCCGACACGATCGTGTAATTCGCCCCATTCTGCGCAGTGCTCACGGAGGCCGGAGCACCCACCGTCGCCTCCACCAGCAGCCCTTTGAATCCGGCCGAGGGCGCGGTGATCGTGGTGCGATCGCTGTAGGCACCTTCCACGCCATTGATGACGGTGGCGCGTTGCAGGATCAGCGCGGATATCCCGGAGGCTGTGACCGAGGCGGTGGCGACATCCATCGAGTGATAGCCCGCAACCGTAATCGAGGTCGCGCTATTAACCGTTGCGGTGGGCGGCGGGGGGACTGCGGGTGCCTGGGTGTCTGTGACCGGAAGGGCAGTGCAGGTCAGAAGGAACGGGTCGGAGCGGAACGTATAGCCGCTCTTGGTCACGGCGAGCCGGCCGGTGAACGTGCCGACATCCGGGGTCGCGCCCGAGAGCGTCGAGCCGCTGAAGATAAGATCCACCGCGGCGAGCGTGCCGCTGACCGCCTCAATCGCATAGGTTGCCCCCGGCTTATCGGTGCCGGAGACGTAGACAGAGAAGTCTTGCGAGTAGGCTGAGCCTGCGGTCAGTGACTGAGCGGGGATCGTCCCAATCAAGATCTCAGGCGGTGAGGGCGTCTCGATGCCGTTGCGCCATTTGAGATCGTAGCGGCCGGAGGGCGTCCTCAGGCATGTCGCGATGAGAATCCCAATCGACACTCAGGGCTGACCGAGATTCAGGCACAGCGCAGGCGTCGCGCTCGAGTTGCCGTTCCGAGTCTTGGTCACAACGTCCGCACAGATCCGCCCTGTGGGCAGCGTGATGAGGGCGGTGGTGCTGGCGGTGGAGAGGCGGCGCGTGACATGCGGGAAGGTATTTCCCTCCCACCAGGAAATCTCATATCCCAGATGATCCCCCGGAGCAATCGTCTTACCGTCCGTGTATTTCGTCACGGCGGGCCATTCCATCCTCACCTGCCCGGCCTTGGGCGGGCTCTGGGTGCTCTTTTGGACCCAGGCTTTCGAAGGACACGGATCCGCACCGATCACGCCCGCCTTGAAGGGCAGGCCGACGATCACGGGTACGAGACAGTGCACGAGCTTTGAGGTGGCGGGGGTTTTGGCGTACGTGTTCCACGTGGAACCAGACCAAACCCCGTTGGCCGATGAGACGACGGAGAGCGAATCAGAGGCCTCTGAGTATTGAAGCGTCTTGCAGGTATTGGCCGAGGCGCCGGCCGCCACCGGCTCCGCACACGACATGATGAGCTGGGCGTGGGCGCTCAGACTACCGAGCAGCAGAACGAGCGTAAGAAGGCATTTCAATCTGGGCTCCATTCACGCGGACTTTGAGAAAGCGCGAGACGTGACTCGTGTGGTCGCGCCTCTCCCAGCGCGGGCGATCATGGACGAGTTTATAACAGCCCAGGTGGCAGTGCCGCTGCTTTAGCGTGCGTGGTTCAAATTCTGTGTCACAAGTCAGGCAGCGCACAGCGGCTCGATCTGGATACGCGTCCCGGCTTTGCCCTTCTCCTGGCGCACGATCAACTCGATGTGCTCGGGGCTGTCATCCACGATCACACTGCAAATTTTGAGTCCATCCAAGGGATGCTTCACCGATGAGAAAAGATTATCTTTATCGAGCATACGCGGGGAGATTCGGGTGATGGTGACTCGAGCGCGAGAGAAGGGCTGGACAGGCCCCATGCGCTGAGATCGAAGCGCAACCCATACCATCTTCACCCACTTCGCTTTGAGCTTCCTATCAACGGTCCAATGAAGCCTGATCATCTTATTCAGGCTCGGCGTCGCCTCATTCAAAGTCAGCTCAATCATGGCGAGGATGCGCTGACAGTGGTTACTTCCGTCGCGTAGTAGACAGGCTCAGCTTCTCCGCTGACTTCCCATCTGGTGATTTTTCCATCATTGTCTCGTACCCAAAAATGCCTCGGCTTGCCACGCACAATCGTATAGTCGCGTGCAGAGTCAAAGTCTTCGGCATGGATTCGCGCCGCATCTTCTGCATCGCTGGCGCTCACTTCGTGCCAACTGGATTTGTGAACGTCTTGGGCGCTTTGGGTATATGCCACGGCCACTTCGAAACGCTGATTAGCCATTGCCAGCGTTTCCATTGTCAGCGCTGTCAGCGGGTCTCAGTGCGTTGATACGCGCGATCAATTCATGCTGAGTCTCTTCGACTCCGAGCCTGTAGGCTTCCGGCGCGTTGTAGCCCGCGAAATCCAAGTGCTCTCGCAGCTCTTTCTCGCTGCGTACCCGCAGCGACTTAGACACAGCGAGCTTTGCTTTTGCCCAGGAGATCATCGTTGCTTTAGCCACGTTGCGCGTCTCCATTGTCCGAGATCTGCTCTCGCGCGAACTCATTGATGAGCGTCTGTAAGCGCTCGATTTCTGCCTCGTCCCCACGTTTTACGGCGGCGTGTAGCTGGGCTCGCAGATCAGTGTTCGCGGGCTTTCCGACCCATGGAATTGGAGCGTTCACGATTGAACCTCCGAGGCTTTGTCTGGTATCACCGTGGCTGCGCCTTTATCCTCTCTCGAAGGCTTCCAGCCGGTCACACACCATCGACAGCGGGTTGCGCTCTCATCTTCGTGGCCGATCAACTTGTCGCCACACGCTTCGCATTCGCCACTCATTTCTGCACCTCGGACGCACTAGACCAGCTACAGGACAACATCGCCGGCCTCTAGCGGCTGAATCCACCCCCATCCCTTAGTCGTCCTGACGATCTTGTGCCAACCATTCAAGCGCATGTTAGAGCGAAGAATTTCTTCCTTCGGATCATTGCGCTTCTCGACCTCTGCAAGCGTTTCGATCTTGCAGTCGATGTAGTACATCGGACTGGTTTTCGTCACTTTGCTGTCCAGATCCTTCGTACTCCGTGAGCGGGTCGTGAACTGAAAGCCGTAAGGTCTGGCGCCGTGCCGTTCCTTGATCTTCTTGGCCATCTTCTTGGCTTTCTCTACGTCCCACGAATCGATATCCATCGTGGTGGCCTCTGCCAGAAAAGTACCTGGGCTAAAGAACGTCACGAAATGAGCTTTCACGATTGCACCTCGGAGGAATCAGGAGCGCGACGCCGATGCCGGCTCCAGCGCTGAAGCGCGACCAGCGTCAGCAGTGACGCCACAACCACGTATCCGAGATACCAGCCTACGAATCTCATAGCGCTTGCGCTCGCAGGGCGTAGTAGGGAGTCACGATCATCGTGATGAGGCCGATGACGGCACCTAAGAGGATCAGCTTTGATATGGCTATCATGGTACGCTTCTTGCTTACTGGTTATTATTTGGCCACCGGGAGCATTCCCGTGACCCGCTTGTTATTACTCATCCTCGAAAAGCCTGAGGCGTTCCATGTCACACAGATTCCTTGTGTGCTCCGTCAGCATTGGCTGGCGGCGCTGGAATCGGCATCCAGTGGGTGATTTCCTCATCGACGAAATAGCACGTCCAGATTTCATCCCCAGCGTCCCACCAGGTGTCGGTGATTCGAAATCCGTTCTTGTGCCATAGATCGATAGGCGTGCCATCGCGCGGCGCCGCCTCGATCGGCTGCCACTCGCTCACGACCTCATCCCCGTAATGTTTGGCGAAATACTCGGGCGCGATGTACCACTGATCGTCGTGATTGTCAGGATTGCGGGCGACCCAACCACCGAGCAACGTGGGCCGTTTTAAATCGGCCTCACTAATCGAGAGAGAAAAGCGCGATTGATCTCCGTGTTCGTATGGCCGCGCCTCGATAGATCCGCGACGTTTGTAGAGCCTAAACTCGGATTCACTCACGACTTCACCTCGCCCGCGTCCCGCGCTCTCTGAGGCATCAGAAACCATTTGATCATCTGTAGGAAGTCAGCGTGCGGGATGATCGTCATTCCGTCAGCGGACCAAAGCGATACGCCTTTGCTGGTAAGCAGAATGGAACAGCCTCCGCAATTGCAATTGTCCGTCTCGAGGCGCGAGATATCATCACCCGTGTCGGCCTGGGCCGGCGATAGCGTGCGCCTCGCCCGAACCATCTTTCGGTAGTGAGCCGGTGAGCGACGCTTCGCAGCACCTACGCCCGCCTTGCCGCCCTTCGCACCGAGCGCAGCTGCGTGTGGGTTCTTGCTCATGAGGATAAGTGGCTCAATGTTTTCTCAAACATGGCTATGTTTTGCTGAGTCGCATACTCGCAGCCTTCCGCGTGAGCAAGCGCGAATGCACTCTGCAGCAGGGCAAACTGCGCATCGGACAAGACCGGTAGCGCCACCAAATATCTATCCATCACCTTCTGAGCATAAGCGTCATGGTCGGCGATCTGCTCTCTGTGGCTTTTCATGTGGCTTTTCAAAATCGGTATCACGCTCATAGCTTTTTGAACTCCCGCACCATCTCATGGAGCTTCTGAAACTGAGGTTTCGTGACCACATCAGCGCCTACGAGAAAGTTCTCGACCATCATGTATTCCATGACATCGCGTCTCGCCTGAGCGAGAGCGTCTTCGAGCTGTTTAATGCGAGACGGGTAGCCCATGTCATTTAAGGCTTCGTCCATCTCGGCGTCTAACGCATCAGATACCTTGTTCAAACCGTTTCCCCTGGCGTCAGTAACCCGAATCGCTCACGCGCGCCACGATCCATGCCCATCAGGATTAACTCTTGTTCTGTGGGAAAGCGATGAGAGTGGCCACTAGCTCGGCAATCCCAGCCTGCATAATCACACCCAGCGCTAAGAAAGAAAAAATCGCCGTTATTCAGCTTTCCCCAGATGATCCAATCATCAGCGTCGTTCTCTCCTTCAATCGCGTTGCGGATTTCTGCAACATCAGAAATTTCAAAATCCGCGTACCCGAATGCAGCTTCCCAATCGTAAGAAGCTTTTAAGTCTTCTATGGTCGTCATGACTCATGCCTTCTCGTAGCTCAGACCAGCGCGCCAGTAGTAGGCGGCGCGCTGGCCGGTTATATGTGCCGTCCGGCTGTGCCGGCGACCGCTCCTAACGGCTCCATCTGCATGACTGCAAACACCCTTGATGAGTAGATGTAAACTAGCTCTATCACCTAACGCTTTTATGATTACGCAAGCGCTTGCGTATGTCAACTCCTGATCGACTTATCACGAGCCAATAGGCTTACGACGTTCTGCACGGGACTTGGTTGCTCGCGCTCGGCACGCTTCAGGAAGGTTTCAAACACATCGCAGCTCTCAACCGCCATCGGGGATCTGAATCCGATCGATAGGGCGCGGGCTTTTAATTGCTCCCACCTTGCATTGAGCTTCTGTTCTGCGGCGCTCTGTGGTTTCTCAGGTGGGGCGTAGTCCTCCGTCCACCCTTGGGTGCGGTAGTCGAAGAAGGTTGAAGCGGACTTGACGTGTTGCGTGCCGATTGATCCGGTGGCGAGACAGTATTCTCTGTAAGCCCGCGTACCTGAGAGGATCTGCTCCCAAGTAGCGCCTGCACTGATGGACTGAGGAAGGATCGTTCTGACTCTCAACCAGCCTTGAGGTCCGTAGCGTTGGGGGTATTCGGATTTGAGTTGTTCGAGCCAATCAGGTGGGAGTTTCATGAGAACCAGCCTTCAGGTTTCTCCCATGATCCAACCCAATCCCCTTTGCCGTCTGGTCTCGTGTAATAAACCTGTTCGGCTTTTGCTGCATGCCTCACCGCATCCGCCGCGTGCTTATCGTTTCTCTGACGATTCAATCCTTCTATATTGATTCTTTGTGCCTCGGTGATCTCTCTACCCACCAGAGAATCCACCCAACCTTTGAACGGTGGCCATTCAATTCCCACCTCGGCCAACATTGCCGCAGTCCAAGCCCCATTTTCGCTAATCCAGCTTCTAGTGATTTTCATTGCTGACCTCTTATCTCGTATCCACTCAGGCGAATTCACCCCATTCCCGCAGAAAGCGAGAATGGGAATTCATCCTGACCTCTCAGTGCCCTGTAGAGCCATCAGGGATGGTCGTGCGAACAGACTCCATCTCTCGCTTCACTTTCACGGTCTGACGCCCCGTGCTGCCTTGGGCCAGCGATTACATTCGGCCCTAGCCTCTGTGGCAGATTCCCCTAGTGAGGCTTAAAACATGTCTTAGCTATGGTTGACCCGCCTAAGGCAAGGCGGCAGTTGAACGGTCGTTCAACTATTGACTTGTGAATGCAAGTCAGTAGGATTACTCCCGTTCGTTCGTCGCGGTCCGAACATATCTCTCGCCCCTCGGCACGTCAAGGCTCACCCTCACCGGTGGGCTTTTTCGTTTGTGCTGATGATTCCTCTGACTGGCTGTCTGGAAAGATTGGCCGACTCTTGAGCAACACCTCATTGAGGGTCAGCTCAAACATGCTGCGAATCTGATCTGAGAACGTGCGCTTATCCAAGATGATCAGGTGATTAGGATGTCCTCCTAAGCCTGTCGAGACCACCTCGAACGTCGTGAATCGTTGCTCACACTTAATGCACTCGCGGCGCCTGCGCACGGAGCCGGAATAGGCGCGGCTGTCGATGACGTTCGTTTCGCCCTGACAGCTGGGGCAGATCACGAGCGTCTGCGCTTGTTCTTCGGCGCGCCGTTAACCTCGTAGCTCACTTCCTGGGTACGTTTCAGGCCCAGATAATTCAGAATCTTCCGGCCTGGCGTCCGCTTTCCATTTAACGTATCGCAAAGCAGCGTTGCTGAGATTCCCATCTCGCGTGCCACTTCTCGTTTGGAGCGTGTGCCTACGTGCGTACGCAGCATTTCTATTGGATTAATCATGTGGTGAATATACTCGTCCACATTGATGTTGACAAGCGTACGCAAGTAGGTTTACAGTCCTTCCCACTGGCCCAAACACTAGGAGACGCAAACATGCAATTCACCGCAGAGATGGAAGCCGAAGCGCAGATGTACGCCAAGTCTTACGGCGTCTCCATAGAGATCGCGCGCCGCGATGTGCGTCATGAGTACGAGCAGACCGATACGGACATAGACGCGTTCTACGAGCGCATCGAGACCTACGTCGAAGGTTGATTCATAGCAGGAGGCCTGAGCAATCGGGCCTCCGACTCTGAACCAATCAGCAAAGACACGCAGATGCTCACGATCCACCACATCAACGATCTCACACCAGCAATCGCGCAAGCGTTGTACGAAGATTTCCGTGACCGTTGCCTGATGTTCTCTCACTGGGGCCTGAGCATCGAAGCGGTGGTAGATAGTGCGTGCGACGATCAGCAAATAGACGCAGTGTCTGAAGAATTTCTTCTCCTTGCCCTAACCCTCGACTCTGAACCACTGGAGACTCAACATGTTTAAGCGTTTCGAATATGGCCAGATGTGTGATTGGCGTGCCGCGATGCGCCTGAACTTCAGCGCTCGCGAGCCAGCTACGTTCAGCGACCTGCGCCGCATCTACAAACGCATAGCCGCTGGTGCCCAGTACGGCAGATCTTCCGGGTACCAGGGTTGATTCATAGCAGAGAGTCCGCGTAAGCAGGCTCTCGACTCTGAACCCACTAGGACACGCAAACATGAATCAAACTTTAGAATTGATCGCGACCGATGACGTAGAACTCGGCACCGTGACGCGCAGATGGTTCAAGTTTGGCGGGGAGGTCTACGGCATTACCGAAGACCGCATCGTATTGGACGCAGACGGTATGCCGATTGACACATTCCAGGCGCGCTTATTTCTGAAAGCCTTGAATGATGAAGGTGATCGTCAACATCGAGCCGCGATCGCTGCGGGGATCGCGTCAGGCGCATACGAAATCGGCTAAAAACAATGGACAAAGTCGAACAGGAATTCGCGGACACCCTCACAGCGCTGGAGTTTCAGCGACTGCTGATGAAGGGCAATGAGCGCCTGGTGAGCTACTTGGTTCCAAAGACTGAAGATCGCGCCGACCTTTTAAACCCCGTCTCCAACATCGGACACACATGAACATGAATACGAATAAACCTGAGCCGACGGCAATCGGCCTGTCAATTGGAATCATTACGGGCGTCATAACGTGCGTACTCGTTGAGGTGTTCGGATTCGGTGATGCTTTTGTACACGGTGAAATCGGTATGAGGCGTCTCACGGCGATCTTCATCGCTATTGGATTTGGGGTGTTGATGCTCATCTGCGCCGCTTTGTTTTTCGGAAGCAACTACCTCGAGCGCATGCAGAAAGCGCGTGAGATGGATCGGATCCAAAACGGCAATGACTTGTGGTGAGTGAGATGAGCATTCAAAAAGAAGACGCGTTTCCAAGCCCATCTTTCGTCACTCCTAACGGCGAGATTCTTTATGGAACACAAGGACTCACAAAGCTCGAGTACGCAGCCATCAAGATTATGGCTGGGTTTGCTGCTGATCCTGGCCTAAATGCAGTGGACGCAGGTGTCGCAAGGGCCGCTGTCAAATTGGCGAACTTTCTGCTCGCAGAGTTGGCAAAGGATTCTGAGACAAAACTGCAATGCCCGGTCTGTCGTTCCTTCTTCAAGGAAGGAGAACAGCCGTGACATTCTCACCCCAGACAAAGAACGCAGGAGATGCCGCTCCTGATCTAAAAGCTGAGTTAATAAACGCTCTCTCGGCTATTGAAGTGATGATGTCTGCCCTGGATAAAACTGATTACCCATATTTGAATCCGATCGTATGGAAATCTCTATGCGACACATTTGATGCGTGCTCGGAAGTGCTATCAAAGGCAGGTGCCCAATGAGCATCGGATTAGACACCGCGAAGATCATGAGAAACATCGACGAGATCGGAAAGTCTCTTCCACTTGAACAGTGGGTCGAGCTTCTGGCATCGGTTGCTCATCACACCAAGATCAGGCTCGACGCGGCGCGTGAGGACATTCGAATGTGCGCGATAAAAACAGAGGCTAGCGCTGTAGATACAAATAAACGATGTACGGTTATCTTGAAGCGATCGATGGGCATGAACACATCTGATATGAGATGTAGCCGTAATGCGAGATATAAGGATGCTGACGGCAATCCTGTTTGTGGTCAGCATCTGCTCCAAAAAAGCTGAGGGAAAATCATGAACAACGATATAGAACAACCCAACGTGGAAGAAACTAACTCACGTTTTCTACTCAACTGCGCGCGCGTTGACATGATTCGAGCGCTGTCTGATCTGTGCACTGTGAGGGAGCTGTTCACGACGTTTGGCTATCCAGACGCATCCCGCGCCATGTCTGTAGCGATCACACAGCTAGAAACCGCGCTTCTATGGGCGGATAAAGCAGAAGCGGAGTTGCCACCACCATGAGCACCGAACACGAGGACTTCATAAAGTATTACGCCCTACGCGCTCAGAAATGCGAGATCCCTGTATACATGATCCCGGGCCTTACGAGATACCTAGTTGATCGCATAGCGCCAGGGGACTTCCTGATGGCTGTGCTCGAGAACGATTTGATGAGAGCGCTCGGTACAGCAGACGACACCAATATCAACTGCCTGAAAGCTTACGGCACGTTCCTCTATAACTACGCGCCAGCCGTCTGTCACGGGTCACGCGAGAAGGTAAGCGCGTGGCTAGAGGGGCGTCAGTCATGAGCACCGGACACACCAAGCGCGCTTTAATCCATTGGAACAATGGCGGAGCCATAGCGTGTAACTCACCACGCGGATCGTCGGTCATTGATAGGAGCATGGTCACTTGCGAGGCATGCCTTAATTTCCAACCAAGTTTGGCCGAGGCGTGTGACATGGCTGCTCTTACATACCTACGCAAGCGACGAGAGCGGCTATCGGATGAAACGAATCCTTACGCTTTCGTGTTCTGCCACGGAGTTGGCTTTAACGTAGTTGGCTATATCGGGGACCATAGCTGCGGTACTGTCGCGCTGAGCAGAGAACAATACATCGACCAGATGCAGTCACCTGACGTTTTATGGATGTGTCCGAACTGCGGCGCGACAGCAACTTATCTCGATGAGAAATCAGAGAAAGCTCAGGAAGAGTGGGGAAAACAGCCATGAGCACAGCCCCACAAGGAACAGGCGGATTGCGTGCGCAGGTGGGCCTGCTTATTTTGAAATTGAAGGAAAGATCTGATTGGTTTGATAACGAGATCAAGAACGGTGGCAATCGCGAATATCTGAGCGCGCGATTAGCTGAGTGCCGATACATTACAGAGCTGCTGATCCGAGTCGAATCCTGGGGAAAAGAGCCATGAAATACGAATACGCAGACCTCGCCGATGCACTCGACCACGCGGATAAACTGAACGTCATCGCCGGCCGCATGGTGTTTAAGGTGTACGGGAAGGATGACGGATGGGAACTAAGACGCGTGATCTTGAGGAACACAGCATACCGAAAGTTCATTCGGAAACTGCGGCAGGACTTCCACGCGGAATATGGGTTTTGGCCGTCATGAGCGAGTTTTTGTACAACGCGAAGGTGCTGATTGTCGGTGGCCTGACGATGGGCTGGTTTGTACTGGTCGCTCTTGCCTACCGCGATTGCTATAAGCGCAAGAGACAGCGCGGAATTGATCCGCCATCAGAGAACTGCAAGCGGAACTATATACCATGAACAAAGAACACCCTCTCTCTTATGACGCTGAGCGAATAGAGGAACTGCGTCATAAGTATGGCGCGGAGCCAGTTCCTAAGGACTGGCAGGACCTGGCCGCTGATGATGCCGGCATACCACGATTCGGAGAGATCTAAATGAGCGCAGTCGTACAGCAAACGCTACCAGGAATGCCGGAGCCCTCCAACATCCTCGACATCATTAGCCGAGCGGCGAGTGATCCGAGCATTGATGTTGCAAAGACGGAGAAGCTTCTCGAGATGTATGAGCGAATAGCCGCTCGTAACGCAGAGATGGCCTTCAATACCGCAATGAAGGCCACTCAGAAGGAGCTTCCAAAGATTTTCCGCAATAAGCCAAACGAGTCGACGCAATCAAGGTATGCGGATCTTGAAAGTGTCAATGAGAAGGTCATCCCCGTGTATACGGAGAACGGCTTCTCCCTGTCCTTTGGTACCGCAGACTGTCCCCTCAAGGACTACTTCCGCATCACATGCTTGGTGTCGCATGTCGCCGGTCACTCGCGCCCGTATCAGGTGGATGTACCTATTGACATGACTGGCCTAAAAGGCAACGTCAACAAGACGACTATGCACGGCTTCGGCTCATCGATGAGCTACGGGCGTCGTTACCTGACTTTACTGATCTTCAACATCACGCTGACCAACGATGATAACGACGGCAATGGTCAAGCCGATACGATATCCCCGGAGCAGGTCGCCGATATCAAAGCGCTGCTCACCGAGGTCAAGGCCGACCAGAAGGCCTTCATGAAATGGGCCCGCATCGATTCGCTGGATCAGATCCTTGCGAAGAACTACTCCGAGGTCATCCGCACGATTGAGGCCAAGAGGAAGCGCTCATGATTGAGATATTCAACTGTGAGCAGGGAAGCCCGGAATGGTTCGCCTGTCGGCTAGGGATCCCCACCGCGAGCAACTTTGCGACCGTGATGGCGAAGGGCGAGGGCAAGACCCGTAGAACCTACCTGCTAAAGCTCATAGGAGAGCGCCTGACGGGCGATCCGTCTGACAGCTACTCGAATACCCACATCGAGCGCGGTCAGGTCATGGAAGCCGAGGCGCGCGCGCTGTACACGTTCATGACGGACGTTGAGCCGGAGCAGGTTGGGTTCATTCGAGATGGCAATAAAGGGTGCAGCCCGGACGGCCTCATCGGCACGGCCGGCATGACGGAGATTAAAACCAAGCTCGCCCATATTCAGCTCGAGGTACTGCTTGCGGATCGTCTCCCGCCTGAGCACGCCGCGCAGTGCCAAGGGAATCTCTGGGTCGCTAATCGCGAGTGGATAGATTTCTGCTCGTACTGGCCGAAGCTCCCCCTGTTCATAAAGCGCGTCTATCGGGACGAGATCTATATCAAGAAGCTCGCCAGCGAGGTCGATGCGTTTAACGATGAGATGATGCAGCTCATCGGCAAGATAGACCCCTCGAGGGCTGCCGCATGAACAAGCGCAAACGCAAATTCAAGCTGAGCGAAGAGCAGCGCAAAGCGATTCCCGAGATGCTAAAGCGCCGCTCCACTCGCCAGCTCGCCTATTGGCTCGGGGTGAGTCAGAAGACGATATGGCGATTGTCTCAGGTCGATCGAAAGGCATAGACCATGAACAGAATATTTACAAAGCGATTATTTATGCGTTGCGCCATTCAGGGCGTGATTTTCTTGACTCTGGGCGCTGTGCTGTCTTCAGCGGGCATTGGCATGACTACATGGAAATACTGGCTGATCATGGCTCTGATTTTGGCAGCGATGCTCGAGGGCTATATCGATGGCGCAAGAAGACACGAGACATGAGCCGCGAGCCCACCACCACGTTCTATCTGGCGCCGCGTGAGAACAAGGCGCGGACCTTGTCGCGAATCGTTCGGCATATCGAGGCGCTAGGGGATGCGGTCGGCTGGGAGATCACGATCAAGCGGCGCATCAAGAAGCGCTCACTGGATCAGAACGCATATCTGTGGGGGGTGTGCTATCCCGCAATCATGAACGGCATGTTGGGGCTGTTCGAGAATCCCGATGAATGCCACGAGTTCTGTCTGTGTGAATATTTCGGGTCCGTGGAGAAAGACATTCTAGGTACGCGCATGGTCTTCCCGCGGCGCCGCTCATCGAAGCTGACAACGCTCGAGTTCATGGACTACGTGGATTATCTCCAACGATATTGGGCAACGCACAACGTGCTGATTCCGGACCCCAGCACATGAGCAAGCTAAGAAACCTCGCGCGTGATCAATCCTGCGTGCGTTGCGGCAAGCGCGATGAGACCGTCGTGCTGGCCCACTACACCGGACCCAGGCGACTCGCTTATGGCGGAGGCTATGGGATAAAAGTCGCCGATCTAGCAGGTGCTCATCTATGCGGTCACTGTCATCGCGACATGGACACGCTATCCCGTGACAAGGATATGAAGTGGGAGCACAGCGAAGAGTTTCTTCACCTCGTGCTCCTGACCATTCTTAGGCTGGCTGAACAAGGACATGTGAAATGCTAAATCCAATCATCAAATATATCGAATGGGGAACGCTCAGCATATGTGAGCACAGTGACGAGAAGGAGTGCTTGATCTGCTTGTTCGAGCACGATCACGAACGTGATCTCGAGGGAATCATCATGACCACCGAGGGACACGCATGAGCAGGCGCAGACACATAGCGGATCACTGGTTATGCAAGATCGTATGGACGGCAACCCCACTCAAGCGAGCGGCGTTAGTGCTGGCCTGTCGAGATCACATGACGGTTGATGAGATCGCATTGGCTACGAACCATACGCGCTTAGAGGTAGGCGAGGCGCTGGCCGACATGCTGATCGCAGTAGCACAAGCAAAGGGCAAGTCGATTGAACACAAGAAAAACGCTCACAAAGGGTGAGGCGAAGATCCTCCCGCTTCTGCTTAGAGGCCTGACCATACCAGAAGCGGCCCAAGAGCTGAACCTGTCCCCTCATACCGTGAAGAGCCACGTTAAGAGGATCTATCGATTGCACAACGTGCATAGTCAGTTGGAGTTGGTATTGAAGGCCAAAGAGCCATGCAGAACAGAAGAATATTGGATGAAGATGAGGGAATACGCGCCATGAGCGAGCAGCGAACTGCGGATGAGAGAATTTCAGATGCGACCGATCTCGCGTTTCAGTATGCGGGTATAGATGGAGCCCATCATAAGCAATGGGTCATCGACCAGATGCTTCGCAAGCTTCTTGGCTCTGAGGAATACGGGTTTTGGGTACTACGCTGGGAATCCGAAGGCGTTGACGAAACAGACAAATGGGATACGGGTATCGCACCATGAGTGAGCAGAAGACTACTGAAAAGCGACTCATCCGGGTCAGCCCTCAACCGGAATACATCGAATCATCTGGCCGATGGAGTTGGCCACTTCCGGAACGGGCACAGTTCAATGATTGCTGCACGACAGTAGTAACAGCAAGCCGAGAATGGTGGGAATACGCGCCATCTGAGGCAAAGCCACATCCTCACGCTGAAGGCGTGATGCTGCGCGACGAGGTTTGGTATTGGGCCGTCCCAGATGAGGATAGTGCGGTGATGCGTGCAAAATTCCAAAATCTACATGCGCGCTTAAAGGACGTGCTTTCTGAGTTGGAGAAGACTCTATGACCGCAGAAAAGAAGCTCTCAGAGCATTGTGCAGAGGCTGCGCACTTTTACTCTGAAAGCCCCGGCCTAACTGGCGCGCAAACGATGATCGACCTCTACTACGTATGCGAGAAGCTAGCGCGAAAAACCGAAACCCTGGAATCTGAACTCGTGGCGCTACGCAAACAATACGAAGGGCACGGCCATGGTTGACTCGCGGACATCAGAACAGCTTACCGCCGCCGACTATGAGGAAGTGCTAGCGGATCATCGCAGGCTCGTGCGGGAATTGGATGTGCTGTTGAACGGTGAGGCTGGAGCTGCAAAGCAAGCGAGTCTCTGCGACATCGTCGGACAACTTGCTGCGCAAAAACGCAACCGCTCCTTAGATCAGTGTGGCATATGCCCCGATGGGCTCGGCATCTGTGATAGCGGATGCGACAAAAATTGTCGCCGTGCTCTTGAGCGGGATGGCCTGATAGCACCGCGGACCTCAAAACAGAGTCCTGGAGTGCGAGCGGGAAATGCATTCGTCGCAAAGTTCAAACGCGAGCCAACGGAACAGTCGGATTGTGCTTGGTTGAATGGGTACGCCCAGGCGGTAGCGGATCAACACGCTGTCGAGACGCCACCCCTTTCCTCAAAGGATGGCGCACGAAGCCTGCGCGAATTGGCCGACGAGCTTCCAAAGAAGCCAGTTCACCTTGGTCAATTGCAACAGGCGTTGCGCGGCGGGGCTGCGGAAATCGAGCAACTACGCGCCCGCGTACTACCTGTCGAGACGCCCACTCTTACCTCAACGCACCTTCTCGTCGAGCGCCTACGTCATTGGTCCCGTGAGGACGATGCGGACATAGGGCATGAGGCCGCCAATGCGCTTGAATCGGCCGACGCCGTGAATGCCTATGCGCTTAGGAAGATCACAGAGCTTGAAAGTAAGCTCTCGTCCGAGACGCCAGCGCTTCGCTTACCCGACGATCCTCAGGACCTGCTAGTTACGGCAGCGCAGGATGCAGGATTTAGCGAATATCAATGGAAGGCAATGTTCTACGAACAGGGGCCGTATGACGTGACGTTCCCGTGCTTCACGACAAAGAAGTTCATCGCGCTTTTGTTGGAGCGACTACAGGCGAAAACGCCAGCGGCTCTTGATGCCTGCGAACACGGGAATACTGACGGAACCTGTAAAGCCTGCAAATTACACGATGACGCAGAGCGTTACGCCAAAGGCATGCGTAATGAAAACTGTGAACACGGCATACCGCGCAGGTTCTGCACGGCAGATCACACAGCGAAGAAAACGGACGCGCCACGCTCCAACGCAACGCATTATGAATGCGCCGAGTGCGGCGGTGCCGTACCGCACGGGCAATCCTGCTCGCATAACTTGCACGGCTGAGAACGGGGACGCGCAATGATCCAGCTATGTGAGTACAACCCGAAGCATAAGTGCCCCGCCTTTGACCCAAGGGACGAAGGTGACTGTGAGAACCAGGCATCGATTCGCGTCGGCCCCTGGCATCTGTGTCAGTCGTGCTCGTCTCTCCCTGAGTTCACGCGCTACAAAAAGCGTGAGCCGTTGAAGGTGCATCCGTTGCATGGGATACCGGTGAGCCGCAATGCTTAGATTCATAGTTCGACGCACCGAATGCGACATGAATGCCGGTGGCCATCTCAATGAGTCGTATCAGACGCTTGATCTCGAAGTTCCGGAGCTTGAGGACAGGCTGACTTGTGGCGGGCGTGGCCCAATGGGCTTTGAGGTGTTCGATCTTGTTGGCGTCGAAGTTCGGAAAGCGGTAAGCGAGAACGAGCGATGAAACTATTTACAGATGAGGAATTACTTGATATCGAGGGCAATCTCGAAGTGATTCTGGAAGACATCGCAAAACGCGGCGTGTCTGATGAGCTTACAAGCGGCGACCTGCCTTGGATTCGTAATGCTCTCAAGCTAGTCGAGGGAGAGCGTGCGGCGTTGGGCAAGGGAGAGAGTCGGTGAAACAGTTTTGGATGGTGTGGAATCACAACGGCAATGCGCCTCGATACAAGCATGAGTCTGAAGCCCTGGCTATCAGCGAGGCTGAGAGGCTTGCGCGCATGAACCCTTCTGACACGTTCATCGTTTTGGAGGCAACGCATGTGCGTCGCGTCGACAACATGCAGCGCGCAGACCTTCGAGTCAACGAGCCCGAAACAGACGACATCCCGTTCTGAGGCGCTGTGACCTAGAACGAATAACAATCGGAGAAAGATATGAAGAAACTTCCAAAGCAGATATTCGTAACGTGGGATCAGCAGCCCAACGACAAAGAATCCTTCCTGCTGGCTGACGAATCAGCCGATGGACTAGCTGATCATAACAAGCGCGTGGTCGGCACCTACCAACTGGTTGAAGAACAGGCAGTGCAGTTGGTGGCGCATAAGGAAGTCCTTCGCAAGCACCGCTGAGATCGTAAACCAGCAATGGAATCAAAACCTAAGAAATCAGTTTGCACAAACCTGAGATATCCACTAACTTCCTATCCCATGAAACACAGAGGCAATGGTAAGAAACGACGTTGGACTAAGCGCGAGGATCGGATGGTGCGAGCCAAGCGACGCCCGGACGCTGAGTTATCGGTGATGATCAATCGGTCGATTAGCTCGATCTATCAGCGCAGGTTCGCGCTGATGAGGGAGTTAGAGTAACCGTGGACGGTAGTCAATGAGCGCTTTCCATCTCTGCTCGTTTCACACAGCCTCTGGATGTGGAGAGGTGAACGGCAAAACGTTCTATTGGGACTTTAGCGAAATGTTCGGGCCTTGGTTTACCGACAAAAGCGGTAAGGAGCTGAGTAAGCAACCTGGGACTAGTAGCAACGCCTACAAGGCATTCAATGCTTGGCTTGATGAGTTGAAAAAAGAAAAAGCTGCTATAGGACACTAAGCCATGATTGAACGTACACAGATAGATCCAGCGGCGCGTCCAGGAGAGAGTCTGTGAATACCTGCGACAGTTGCCGATTTTGGAGTCGAACTAAAAGGCACAGAGACGCGCTCTTACCAGATGGGACTGTCATTGGTGACTGTGGGTCACCGCACTGGCGTCCTGGCTATTTCATCACCGATGACCTCTCGCCTAGCGATGCGCTATTGGAGAACGACGAAGGATGGATGATTGAGGTAGGTCCGAAGTTTGGTTGCGTGCATTGGCAATGCACATCGTAGCGTCGGAGAGGGTCTATGACAGACGGGTGGAATGAACCAGACTGGAAAGACGTCGCTCAAATGGCGTGCTGCTACATTCTTGCTTGGATACCAGCGCTAGTTATTTGGTTTCTGCTCTGATAAGAGCTGGGGGCCATCCTTGGCCCCCATGAATCTTATCGATTCTTGTCTTTGTCCTGATCCGGCCGATCGCCGGGGAAATTCGGGTCACCGGGTTTCGGCTGAGGTTGGCCGGGCTGCGTCGGTTGATTAACCATTTTGAGGCTCCTGCGTTAAAGACACGGGGGAGCAGCACGCGGTGTGCCTAGACATGGCCCAGGAGCCACGCTCCCGTGAGACACGCAAGCCCTGCGGCAACGAGGTTGTAACGGCTCGCGGGCACGCCAATGGCAGCCAGGATGAAGAGCACCAGAGCCGCCACAATCAGGATGGTGGCGATCATCGGCCCTCCTGCTTGGCGCGCTCTATGGCCTCCGCTAAGACCGCCTCAGAGGCGTCCGCAGAATTGAGGATCTGATCCCACTCGTCCTTCGAGAGCGTGTCACGCCCCTCGGCGCGCGCTTTGGCGATGAGGCTCGATATCTCGCTTGCGTGCGACATCAGGGACAGCAAGAGGGTAATGGCGAGATCGACACTCATTTCGCACCTCGATTTCGCAGATAAGTTTGGAGCTGGGTCAGGATCGCCGTCGCCGCGGTGAGGCGAGAATTGGCGCTCTCAAGGTCCCCTCCGTCGGCCGCAAGCTTCGCGCCATCAAGCAGGCTGCGCGCCTGGCCTGCGATCTTCTGGATGCTCTGGGCATCCTCCGCCGTGATGGTCTTGGCATCGAGCGAGCTTGCGGCAGCGGTGTTGACGGCCGCATACGTCCCATAGGCATAGGCCAACCGATCGCCAAAGGAGTTGGCTGGCTCGATGCCGAGTGATGCGCAGGCGGTGAGCAGAAGCAGGAAGGCACAAGCAAAGTGAGTCTTCACGATTAGACCTCTGCGTTAGGAACGAAATATTGCAGAAAAAATACGATGATCGTGCTACCTGCCAAAGCCACCTCTGCCGGGATCTCCACCCCGCTAAAGGCTTTGGTACACCAGGCGACGATGGTCATGAGAGCGCCGGCCGCGGCTCCTATGACGACTTTCCGGTTGGGGACGTTGTTTGTATCAGCCATAGGGTTTCTCAGCTTATTTGAGGAAAAACCCTACAATAAGCGCTATTAGCCCTGCAGCGCCAACTAATATCCCCCAAGTGTGACTCATTCCTTTCCCGCGCTCTTCTCGAGCTTCAATCTGCTTGGTGAGCATCGCGGCGTGATCCTCATGAGATTTGTGGCGCGCCTCTGATTCAGAGCGCGGCATCATGAGCCGAATGCGCTCATCGAGCATTGCGCGTGATGCATCGGCAATGTCGAATCTTTTGTTAAATGCCTCTTCCTGCTTGCTAATCGCAGACGCCGCAGCCTCGCGCGCCATCGCGAGTGCATCCTTGCTGTCATTGGCGGCTTGAATGAACCGTAAGTCGCGCTCTGAGAAACGGATCTTCACCGCGTTCTCCATGCCATCCATGCGCATGTTCATGAGCCTTTCAAGCGCACTTAACTCACGCTGCAACTGCTCCGTAGTGAGGCGGGTTGGATCCGGATCGGGTCTATGGTCGCTCCCGTTCTGCGGTTGTCTTGCTGGCATGGGCACTTCTACTTTCGCCCCTCATGCTCGATGACTTTCCGGCGCATCTCGGCAGCGGCATGACACGCTCGGTGTCGCCAGTGAATCCCCTTGCGACCTTTATCACGCATCGCCATATTCTGCGCATCGTCCCATTGCTTGCAATACACGCAAGCGCGCTTATTCGCATCGCCGCATGCATCTAAGGCGCGCTCGCGAAGATGCAGTAGCGAGTGATAGGCTTGGCTTGGGCAGATAACTAAGTTCTCGTTCCGGTTGTCGCTTCGATCATGATTTACATGATGAACGCAGCTTCCCTTTGGAAGCGCGCGACCTAACGCACGCTCGGCAATAACAACATGCTCCAACCGACTTGAGATCACTCGATAGCCATCTGCGCGAAGTGGCATTAGGAACGACCTTCATGCTGTATAGACACATGATTCCCATCAGGCTTAGGAAAATTTCCGCCCCATTTGTGATCCGGACCCATCGCTTCCCACATCTCACCCACCTTAACCCAATGTGGGTCATTGCCATTGCTGATCCATTTGCCCTCTACGAATAATTGCAGGTCAGCCGCAAGGCCATCCCCATGCAACGAGGTGCGTATCCCGGAGCCGGTGTTGTTCGCGATGCGCTTGGCAAGCTCGGGATAGGCGGGCATCAGATAGGAAACGAGGGCCTTTCGACCCTCATTCCCTATAGCGTTGATCTCGGACTGCTCATCGGACCTCAGCGCCTCGCACAGTCGCAAGGTATGCCCCGGTAGCTTGTTTACAGCCAGAATCCACTCCGCAAGGGCACGGGTGAATCGATCACGTTTCTGTCCGAGAGTTTCCATAAGCTATATAGAGTTTATCGATTGAGCCCATTTGATCACAAAGATGTGATCAATCCTCTTTGCAGTACACCCGATTTAATCGATGCGTCAGCTCCCGAAACTCAGACGGTGAGGGTTCCTCGGATTGCAGGATCTCATCGACCTTCGTGCATTGCTGCGGGGTCATCTCGGCGCGCACGCTCTGGTCCTGAAAGGCCTCTTTAACCTGTCGGGCGATAACAATTCTGTGACTCATTTATTCCTCTCCTTTCTCTGATGCATGCTCATCGGTGTTAATCCCATGCTTGGTCAAAGCATGGTCGAAGATTCGGACATCCTCACGCAGCAGTAGACTCAACGTCATGCTGTCGTTGGACCGGATGATAGCGAATATAGATAGTGCAATGGAGAGGCCTGAGAGCAGACAGGTCAGCATCAGCCACGGCAGAAGCTTGGAGCTTTCCACCTGCGTTATGCTGGAGTTGCCGGAGGCATGACGTTGGTCCGTATGCGCGCCGCTATTGTGTATATGGGAAACCCGTCGCTCGCCACGAAGCTGTGCTTTCACGCACTCGGCGTATTGATGCTTCTCATCGGCTAGCATGCGCAGTTCCTGGGCAATCTCAGGACTGCCTTCTTTTTCTAGTTTTGCGGCTTTCGCGTGTGAGATGTCAGCGTCACCTTTAAGTGTTTCCACTAAAGAGACAGCGACACCTCGGGGCACTCCGATCAGATCAACACGCGGACCCTCATGATCTTGAGTCACATCGACTCAATACGCTAATGCGTTCAGGTGTCATGCCTGGAGTCACGTTTCCGGCTATCGCGGTCTTTGATTACGGCAAGCTCTTCAGAGATCTTCTGCATCTTATCAGCCGTGAGCGTGCGCCACTCGGCACTTAGATCATCTTGCTGATCAAACTTTTGAAGCATCGTGCTGTTCTGCTGATCGAGCTTATACAGGATCTCTTTCAGGTCATCCCGTACGCGCGAGTCACGCCGCTCAATATTCGTGGTGAATTCCTCTCGAGATATCTTGCTGTCGATTCGCCGGATGATCCCAATCCATCCAATAATGGCCGTGCTCGCCATTCCGATGATCCAACCGAGCACCGCCTTGGGATCAAAGTCCATCAGTTAGGTACGTCGGCGGGTGTGCGGGACACCTCGCGCCAGGTGGTTGACCCATCGAATTCAAAGTCGATTGAGCGGTTAAAGCCATTGGCGGGATTGGTCCAGGCGGCAAGCTTATAGCCCGCCCCCCAGGTGATCGCGCCCATCACCCCGCCCGAGCTATTGAAGACGCTGATCGTGATGCGCTGGACGGCGCCCGATACCGTATTGATGGGGCTTGAGACCGTAAAGCCGACCGCATTGGTAACAAGGATGTCAAATTTGTTTCCAAGCGATGAATCTATCGTGATGGTCGTGCCGTACGTGGGCACGGTTACGACGCCACTGAATCGTTTGCGGGCCCACAGCCCACTGCCGATGATCGAGGCGTTCACGGTGTCATACGACACATAGTTAATGCCGATCACATCGCCCGCCGCGACGTTGATGTAGCGAGATTGGCCTAAGTACGTCGCGGCATTGAAAGGCACCGTCACCGCATTGTTGTTAACGAAATTGGTTTGCGAGGCGCGCGCGGAATCACCCAGCAGAATGCCGAATCCGTTGTATGAGGCGAGCCCAGAACAGGTGATGCTGTTGCCGCTCACGAGGACGTTACGCAAGCCACGGCCTTTGATCGCGGCAGAAAAATCACTGATCCCGGTTCCGGCCGGCGCATTGAAGCCCTGATCATGCAGAAGGTTATCGCAAATGCGACCGCCATCGGCATCCCAGACCTGGATGCCACCACGAGTGGCAGCTGTGTTAATCGTGTTCTCTGAGATATCAACGAGAGTTGATTTGGATAGAGAGATCCAGGGCGCGTTCGAGGGCGGCTCGACCTCAGCCCCTTTAACAATCACGGCATCAAACGTGTTGCCCACGGTCTCTGCATTGATGTAGGCCCCGCCTTGCCAATTGCCCCCGAGATACACGAGCTTTCCCGTGCAGCCCTCATACCGGTGCTGACCGCTATAGAATTGGCAGTTCTTGAAAACGAGATAGCAGTACGAATTTGTAGCGTAGATGTGAGATGAGGTCGACGCATCAAACTCGCAGCCCTCGAAGAACACACCCACACCGCGGTTTCCGGTATGCCCATCACCTCGGGTGGCGGGCGTAAGCGAAACATTCTTGATGCGTACCGCCGCAGGACCGTGCTGAAAGACACAGTTGATGACTCTGAAATCACCCGCGTCTACATCAAAGCAGATCGTGCCGCCGTCCGGATAGTCACCGAATGTGAAGCCGGTCGAATGCGGCAGATTGAACGTGCCACCGGGGGTGACATACCAGAACTCCAGCTCCTGAATCGATGAGGTTATTACTGAGTTCATCTCAGCCGCGTTGTTGTACGTCCAGCGGTTGAATTTTAAAATAGGCTTGTTGCGGTTGTCTCCGGCGCCATCAGGCGGGGAGTAGGTCGTCGAGTCCATGATGATGCGGGTGTGACTGGTCGTATGGCTAGGCTGTCCCGTGCCTCTCAGTGTCACACCGGTCGGAACGATGAGTGATTTCGTAATCCGGTAGCGGCCCGGCGGGAAGATGATGACGGGGAAAGCCCCACCCATGCCCGACCACGGAGTGTTAAAGAAGCCGGCCGCCCACCCCATATTAATCGCATCCTGGATCGCATCAGAGGAATCCAGGACACCCGTGGGGTCTGCGCCATAGCGCAGAACATTGCCGCCCTCATAAGAGTAATTGACCACCTTCCCCGGGTAGAAGCTCTCCGCCTCTGTTAATGCAAGCGAGGACAGCAGCGCCTGGGAGGTTGAGGTCGCGGCAATATCCCCAACCAGCAGCGCCACAATGGCCGTCTGCTCGGCAGGAGAGCTTGCAAGCAGTGCGGTGATCACCGAAGGGGTGAGCGTGGATGAGGACAGCAAAGCCGGCTCCAGGACGCCTGCGGCGCTGATCGCTATATACTTCGAAGCCCAGGCTTCCAGCGGGGTGAGCGTGCCATCCGTGAGCACGTTATCCGGATAGCGAAACGAGGCGCGTACCTTGCGCGCAAGATCCTGAATCTGTCGTGACAGATTATCGAACGCATCCTCGTGGATCTCAGGCAAGAAACGGCCAATATTGCGAATGCTGGTCGGCTGATTAATCGTCGTGTTCGAGCGGATGTCGAGCGTGTAGCCTGCGTACGTTGCCGCCACACCCGGCGTGAGAGTGACGGTGCCGCCAGTTGCGACATTCGAGACGACTACTGTGTAGTCACCGGGGTAGGAAAGCAGCGTCGCTACGGGAAGGCTTGCAGCACTGAGCACGCTTGCCGCGATATTGCTCTCGGCAAAGATTCTGAAATTGAAGGGATACGGACCGACTCCGGAAATCGTATAGCGCTCGACCGTGTCATTCGTGAGGACCGTCATTTAATTCACTACCTCGGAGGGCTTGAGCCACCACTCTTGACCGGATTGCTCTTTGGTTCGCTTTTCCATGCGGCGAAGATATCCAGGATTCATCGCCTCTTGCATCTCATACAAGAACAGATAATCGGTCGCCATGCGCAAGTAAAACAGGTTTAGATAGGGCGTGTTTCGATACGCGAACTTCAGCGCCTGCGCGCCCGTGTCATCGCCGCGTTTGGTGGCATTCCATAGCGAGTAAATCTCTTCTGCTTTACCTATGGTCGGGCCTCCCAGCGTCTGCACGAACCCGCCGCCGAAACGATTCGCCTCACCAAAGAGGAAATCCCCATAGATGCCAAAGCCACCGCCTTGTGCAGCCGCGGCCATCCAGGTCTTGGGATTATCCAGGGGCTTAGGCTCCTTGCCGCGTAGCAGATCTTTGAGCGTCATGGCGAGATAGCCAAAGCCGATGGAGCCTGCCATGAATGTCGCAAGGCCACGCACCTCGCTCATCCCGAGCTTGCCCCCCGCGCCTTTTCCGTAACCGTAGAACTCGCGCAGGAGCCCGCGCTGCATGATCGCAATCCCGAAGGATTTGAACTGCCAGAACAGACGCAGGCCCTCTCCAACGATCGTGCCGGCCTGACTTCCCTGACGAAGGGTCGCAAGGGAGCGCGCGTCCGGTGAGATCGCAGCCGAATTGACCTCATCCGCATACAACGTCTGAAGCCGTGCGGCCATGTCCTCGCGCGTATCCTCGAGGATGCGATTGATTTTCGGATCAAGGCCCATCAGATCACGCGCCGTTTCCTCTGCTCGTTGCTTAATCCGGGCTTGACCCCGCTCTGAGAAGTCAACCAACTCGTCCTGGCGCTCGGCCCATCTTTCTATAAAGTCTTCATTCAGCTCTTTCTTCAGTCTCACAAGGTCCCGGCCAATCTGTCTGGCCTCCGCCTTTAGCGCCTTGCTGGATTCGATGGCCTTGCCTTCCGTCACGCCCGCGCGACGCAATTGTCCGATTGGACGCCGCCCATCTATGGAATCCCAATAGTCGCGTGATGTATCAAGATGATCATAAAGGCTAGATAGCTTTTTCTGTAACGAGCGCAACTCATCTGAGCCGCGACCCTCGATAGACTCAATGCGCTTAGATAGGCGTGCGCTGGCAGCGACTAAGTCATCTCTCAGCTTCTCGGCCCGCCTGTCGCGCCATTCCCGCTCGCGCGCATCCATGGCCTGGCGTTTTTTGTAGCGCTCGACAAGACCCTCTTTAACCGCATTAATACGGTCCTTTGACAGTGAGGTGAACGCGCTTCGGTCTATCTGTCTCACAGCCTCTGGCGTGAGGAATTTTTGACCATTTGATTCCTCAACGAGTCCGCCGCGAATCGCCGCCCACTCCGCCTCCCCGATCTTGAAGCGCTCGAGCGTGCGCCGGGTGCGCTCGGAGAGCTGCGTAAACTCCCGATCCGACAGGCCCCCAAAGAAGTGTCCCATCGATTCAAGGGATGAGCGGCGCATCTCATCGGTCCAGGCGCCCAAGAGGTTCCACTTGAAGAACGTGTGCGTGGCTTTTTGAATCCGGCCCGGAAGGTTCTCATCGGGAGAGAAGCGACTTGCAAGGTTTCCCATGGCGACTTCGTTGAAGTAGCCCAAGGCTGATAGGGTTGCCTTGCGCTCATCAGTGCCCACACCTGAAACGATGCGCTTGATCGGCGCGACCAGTCCTTTGGTCAGCTCACTGAAGTATGACTGACCCTGGAAGCGCAGCGCCGAGGCGCGCACGGGAATATCGGTCACGGAGGAAACAACCGCGCCTCCCAAGCCCGTGAGCGTGTTGAAGGCGCGTAAGCCCGCGCCCACCGTCGCCATGCGCTGGCTTACGACCTGACGGGTAAAGCCCGAGACTTCCTTGTAGGCGTTCTGAAAGCGACCTCGCGATCTGTCGAACGCCTTGAGTTTTTCCGGATCTTTGCGCGACAGCTCCGCGCGCATGGCGGTGATGATCGAATCAAGGTTCGCTTCGGGGTTCGTGCCCAGCACCTGCATAAGACCGGTGGATTCGGCCGATCGATGCAGGCCCTGCACATAGGCCTCGCGGATATTGCCGAAGCCGTACTGCGTGTTGTAGTCGAACCAGCCCTCAGGGGAAGTGAAATGCAGCACCCGCTCCTGTGAGACTTTCTTTGCAAGATTGCCAGGGCCTTTAAACGCCGCCATGCGCTCCCCGCTCACATCATCTTTGATGCGCACGCCCGTCGTGAGGTTGAGCCAGGTCTCGTGTAGCCAATCATCTAAGTTCTTGGGAGGCCCGTCCGGGAACATGCGTGCAAGGTCTAACTGCGGCTTGATGTCCGTCTTCCAGCGCTCAAAGCCTGCGCTCGCCAGGCGATCCGGGTGATGGCTCTGGCGCACCACGTAATGGGGCTCCTTGCCAATCCAAGCCCCGTGACGATTCGCCTCGATGCGCGCAACCTCCTGCCACTTTCTGAGTGTGGTGGCGATGTCCTGGGCCTGCTGAGGAAGCTTTGCGAATTGCTCGGGGTTATCCAGGTGCCACATCGCCCGCGCGACATCCCGATCCATCTCCCCGCGACGTAAGGGATCAAAGAGCCCCTTGGCCTCAAGCTCCCCGGCAACCCCGCCCATCAGGCGCCGAAACTGCGCATCCTGGGCAGCGTTCGCCGAGGACCGGGAGCCGAAACGGGCCTTCGGTGAGCCATAGAGCAGGGCAAGCACGCCTTCGGTCGGATCATCGCTCCAGGTTGAGCGTAGATAGTCGAGCGCTTCGGTGCGAATACGAAGATTGATAGCCGCATTACGGCGTTCAATGGAGGCGGCTGCCCTGAGTGTGTTGGCGAGATCCATCCCGGCCTGAGCGGCGGCGGTCGCGGGATCTGCGCCATCGAGAATGAGGCGGCCTTGTTTTGCGCGCATCTGCTCAAGCACCTCATCCAGCTCCTTCTCGGTGAGGTCTTTAATCTGCTCCCGGACGAGATCTAAGCACGTGGCCATCAGTCCCCTCTCGTCAGACACACGGTCGCAAGCTCAGCGACCCGCGCCCAACGCTCCGCCTTCTCAAGATTCTCCGCGATGTCATCCTCGTTGAATTCTGAGCCTAAGCGCTTGGCCGATGCGGTGGCATCTGCGACGGCAAGATCCGCCTCGTCCTGCGCCATCTGAAGACGGGCTTCTGATTCGGTCACGGTGCCCTTGGGCTTGGGCTCGCGTGCGAGGACTTCCTCGGCGTGGTCCATCGTGGCTTTGAAGTCCGCTTGCGCGCGCGGGTCCGTGAGGCTTGCAGCTTTCGGATCAAAGCGCCCGGAGTTTCCTACGGCGGATTTCACCTGCGCCGAATCAAACGGCACGTACCAATCACGCTCCAACTGATCTGGAAGAAATGACTTCCCATCGCGCGCCAGCATCGGGGTCTGATGCATCATCATGCCGTCATAGCCTTGGGCCTGGAGCTTCGCGCGAAGCTCAGAGCTTGCGCTGATGATCTCAGAGTACGTGGCCTTGTACGGATTTTTGATCGATATGTAAGCCGGAACGACATTGGCTCCGGCCCGCTCGGCGCGGGATCCCGTGGCATAGCGAGAGGCCTCACCCGGATCAGAGGTAAACCAGGAGGGCGTGTTGAACTCGGAGATGTCTTGCTGCGTGCCGTGGTACACCCGAAGCGGCTCGCCTGCCTCATCGATGACCTTTGAGTCTCTAAACCAGCTCTGGAATTCAGGGGTCGCCGTCTGCCTCATCTGCGGCGTCAGGATGTTCTCGACATCGATCATGCGGCCTTCCACGGCCTGACCGACAGCAGCTCGCAGCGCAGCCTCGCGCGCCTGGGGCGGCAGCTCATCGATCGTGCGCTCAAGGGGCGTGAAGTCTCGTGCCTCAAGGGGCGGCTCGTCACGGGGCGTGATGCGGGTCGCATCCCCAAGGGTGGGCTCCGTGCGTGCAGGGGGCTCCACCCGTGCGGTGGGCGCCATATCCAGACGCCGGGCGATGAGATCTCCGGCGGCGCCGACGAAGGAATGCAGGCCACCGCCTGCGATGCCACCGAGCGCGATGTTGAGAAGGCTGTCGGCGGAGGAATAGTCCGCCTGCTCCTGGGTGCGCATGCCGTAGATGAAGGGCTCTTGAAGGGCAGCTCCCACCGCGCCCTCCGCCGCCCCGACGCCTGCGCGGACGGCGATACGCCCGCCGATCGAGCCGGCCTCGGCAAGCCAGCGCGCATAGCGTACCTGTCCCACGACGGGCACGAAGTTCAAGCCCGCGGAGATCGGGTCCGCCATGGTGGTCGCGATCGAGAGCGCTAAGCGCTGCGTGAACTCTCCCGCCCCGCCTTGCGCGCGCGAGAAGATCTCTTGCCGTTTAAGCTCGGTGCGCTTGCGATCCATGAGCGTTGCGAGCGCGGCCTGCGTAATGCCGGCATCATTCACCTTGAGATCCCGGTCGAGTCCTGCGTCCTTGAGCTTCTGACGCGCCGCGGTGGCCTCGAGCACCGGTCCCGTGCGCTCATCCTCGCGCAGCGCGTTGTAGCGCTTGAAGGCCTGAATGGGATTCTCTTCATAGGTCATCGCGAACTGCTCGGTGAGCACATCGCGGCGTGAGGCGGGAACATCCGTCCCCAGCCGCGGCTCACTGCGAATGAGGTCGCGATACACGATCGGCATCAGCGCGCTTCCTTGCGTCGCGTGATCTCATCGCTGAGGCGCTTTCTGGAGGCCTCTGCTCCCTTGTCTCCGTAGGTGCGCAGTTGCTCCCAGGTGTATTGAACCGGCCCGTCAACGCCTGCCAGCGGCCCACCATCCACATACAGGCGCAGCCCCTTGGCATCGGGGCGCGTGACCCAGTAGCCGTTTTCGCGCACATAGTCCTGGAGCTGGCTTTGATATTCCTCGGCTGTGAAAGCCCCGGAAGGAATCACCGTCCCGGGAGGGGTTACAAATTCTTGAACCGCCTGCCGGGCGCCTGTCTCGATCTGCTCTTTGTTCTCCGTGGGCGGGACGCGAAAGGGCGCGGCGCGAAACTCGACGATCTGATCCCGCACGAGATCCTTGTAAGCCTTGTCGATCGCATTGCTTTGGCTCATGCCTTGATGCATGTACTGCACGGCGAGCCGTGTCCCAGAGTCGCGAAACGCATTCCAGGTTTGCGCAGCCTCGATCGGCAGAGATGACTTGAAGCTCTCGAAAGTCTGATCAACGGCCGCCTCAACGGCAGGCCACGTCGTGCCCGGCGGCAGAAGCGCTTTAAGCTCGTTCTCCTTGAGATTCGCGGTGGCGGCCAATTGCACGGCGGCCCCGCGCGGGATCCCGGATGAAATGACGGCAGCGGTGTCTGAGATCTTACCCGCAAGCTGGCCTTGAACCGCCGGCCAGTCTGCGCCCCAGGTTTGCGCCTCGCGCTCGATGAGGGTCGCAAGCTTCTGAGCATCCGCAGTGTTGAGCCGGTCTGCAACCCCTTGCGCGTAGGTGTCGGGGAGGATGTCGTCCCCCGGAATCTGTAAGCGCTCGCGCTCGGCGCGCACGGTCTTTAAGTAGGCCGCGCGCGAGGCCTCATCCCCGGACTGCTCGAAGTTATCCCAGGCCTGAGCCACTGCTGGGGAATGGCGCACGAGATAGCCGGCCGGATCCTTGTCACGCTCTTGTAAGATTTGCTGCACCCGGCCTGACATGAACTGAGTGATCTGCGCGGCTTCCGCCGCCCCTTCTACCTTTACGGGCTTGTACTGCGTGGTTTGCTGATACAGATCCTCGGCCGACAGGTCATGCAGCGCATTCACCTCGACCGACAGATCCGCCATCTTCTGGGCGGTCTCATACTTCTGTCCGCCCTCGTACTTGCCGAACACCGCCTCGAGCACCGCGCGCGGGGGGACTTGCGTGACGGGCACACCCATTTGAGCCGCGGCGTGAATGTCCTGAAGCTGATCGCCAAGAGATTGACGCATCTCAGTCAGTTTGGCTTTCTTCTCAGACTCCAATCTCTGTTTGGCGGTGATGAGCGCGCGCTCGATGTTCGAGGCCTGGGGGCCGTTTACTTTGTCCTTGATGGACTTGTAATAGGCGTCCGCCTGGGAGACCTGATCGTTCGAGAGGTATCGATCGATGACGCCTGAATAGATCCCGGAGCGGCGAATCCCGACCTCTGCGGCCTTCTGATCGGCATCGATGCCAGGGGTTTGATCTACGGTGGCGCGCACCTTATCGATCTCGGACTCGATCGCCTTCGGGTCCTGGTAGTTCGTGACCGCGTTCACATGCGCCTGGTCTTTGTAGTCCTCCCGGGACTTCGCGTAATAGGTCTCGCGCTGACTGTTCTCGTGCGACTCGATCGAGCGCTGCAACTGCGAGCGGCGTTGATTGACCGCCTCGCGATAGGTCATCTTCTGCCGATCAGTTTGAAGCGACCCCATCACCTCTGAGGTGCGCTTATCGAATTCCTCGATCGACTGTGGCGTGATGCCGATGGCATCTTTCAGCTGTTTCTGGGAGGCCTTTGAATACAGGTCATTGGCAATCGTGTCGGTCGTGCGATCCGCCTCCATGAAGGCGGCACGATCGGCTTTGAGCTGTTCTTGTTTCTGAACCTGCTGAATAACCCCTGAGACATTCTGCAGGCCCTCCCCGATCGCCTGAAGGCCGGTGGATTGCAAAGGCCGGCGCTGCACGTTCGGCAGCGCATTCAGTCCAACCTGGTTATGCAGTGTGGGAACGGTCGGCATCAGCGGCCGGCCCAAGTCCCGTACGCCTGGGCGCCGGAGGTGAGAAGCGTCCCGAGCGCCTGATTCTTCGCATTCGAGAGCTGGTTCGCGCCCCAGCGGCTCGACTCATTGGCCCCCATGCGATAGCCCCAGGCCTCGCGCGCCGCGTTGTTGCGGATGTTGATCACGTCCTCTTCCCCGATCTGCGCGGTGTCGGAGAGGATATCGAGCGCGGTGCCGGAGACGGCCACATTGCGCGCACCGAAGGCGGCCTTCTGCCCGCCCACGATGGAGGCGATCTGGCGCCGATACATCGACTCTTCTATCGCACCGCGGAGCAGAGAGTCCTGCGCCTGAGCACGCCCTAAGCGTGCGTTCGCCTCGCCCGTCTCCTTGGCCTGCTTGCCCTGCTTCATCTGGCCGGCCATCTGAACGCCCGCCCCGACTACTCCTACGCCAACCGCAACCCAGGTCACGTTGACCCCTCAATGAGATCCCGACAGTGCTCGAGGATGGATAGATCATCATAGGTGGGCGCGATGATCTCGCGCTCGATCTCATCCAAGTCCGTGCTGTTCGTCAGATGGATAGTCGTCCAGACCGTATCCTCATGCGCAATGAGCGCACGCTTGGTGCCGGGCTGTGAGGTGAAGACGTGCGGGCCTCTGATCTGCATGCGGCCAAACTCCGTGACCACCGTGACATGTCCGTTTGAGACGATGTTGAGGTGCGCATGCCGATGGATCTTGCCGACAATGAGCGTATTGGCAAAGAGCTGGATCGTGCGCGCGTAGGCCCCTGGGGCGAACGTGTGCGTTAAGGGGAAAGAGATCTGAGGCAGGCTCTTACACTCACTCTCGAGCAGCAGAATATCTGCGCGGATCTTATCTGGCGCCGGAAGATCTTGGGTGAGAATGGCAGGCAACATCAGCCCACCCTCACTTGACGGAACAGCTCACCGTTGTTGCCATAGGGAATGGGATCGGACAGCGTAAAGCCGAGCCACTTGAACCACTTCATGGCTTTCTCATTACGCACATCCACATAGTTGATCAGCGTCCCGGTGAGTGTCTGGGACCATCGGTAAGCGGCCCTGAGAAAGGGCAGCGGGTACTTATCAATAACTGTTGTCATCACCGCCCACGGGATCTGATGATCGCCCATGTTCACGACCCCAAAGATCGCCGCGGCCTCATCATGGATGAAGGCGGTAAAGCACTCCCCGCTGACCAAACCTAAGCGCACGCATTCCTCGCTCGTAAATCCCAGCGCCGCAAACTCGCGCACCTCCGCCTCTCGAAGCGTGGTGAGCACGAGCCAGACATCTCCCGGAAGCGTGGGGCGAATGTAGACCATCAGCCGCTCCCACCAATCTCAACGGTCGGTAGCACCGCGAGCACCGTTGCCGGTAGCGGCAGATCCTGTCGGATCAGGACTCGACCGCTATTGTTCCAGCTCGTAACGAGGTAGCTCGTCTGCACATCGTTCAGAAGCGGCCAGGGCGCGGTGTAATCAAACTCCACGGGCTGTGGACCGATGTCGTAGAGGTTATCCACATTAGGACCCGCCTTTAATCCCAATGTTTTCTCAACGACCACGCTCACTCTGGGGATGGACTTGGCGTTATCGCGAATCGACTCACTCGCCCCAAAGATCGTGACATCGAGTGTTTCGATATCCGAAACGTACGGCAGACCCACATGGACCACGCCTGCGGGATAGTCGAGAACGATCTGCCCGGCCGTCACAACCTGAGGCACCTCAGGGGAGCCGTCGGCGAGGATGGCAACGGTTGCGCCCTCCAAGTGCGCTAAACCTGAGAACACGTTCCGCGCGAAGGTCCATGTGAGCGTAGGCACACCCCGAAGCGCCTCGGGAACGGGCGACTGCAGGAGCGCCGTCACGCTGTATGGGCTTGCATACGAGCTGATCTGGGCGCGCACGCTGATCGAGCTACCGGGGAACTGAATCACATCGCCCACATCGAGCGCTGCAAAAAGAGGGGCGGAGGCTGTCAGGGTCACAAACTCCCCGCCCGAATAGTCAGCTCCAGTAATCGTAAGCGTCGTAGATGAGACATTGCGCCCGTCATACGACAGACCACAGTCGACAAAAAACGAATCGAGCGGATCAACCTGATCGCGAAAGGACATGCGCTCAAGGTAGCGCACAGTCTGCCCGTTGATCACGCGGCGAACTACGAAGTAGGGCACATCCTGGCCACCTTCTGGAATCACGCACACCCGCTCGAAAAAGCCTTGCGTGTCGTGTCGATGCCAGCCGATGACCTCCTGCTCCTTGAGGTAGGTAAGCCCAATCAAGGCGCCATCGCTTCGGATGATCCAGAGGATCCCGTGCGGCTCCTTGGCGTAGTCCATGTCGACGATCGTGTGATCGCGATCAAAGAGGTGGCGCGCCAGCACCGTCAGCTCATCGCCACGGAACTTATCGGTGTCGGTCTTGTAGAGTAGGTCACGGATCTTGGTCGCTCCGTTCTGTGCAAAGAGCGCAGAGTCCCCGGTCAGGATCGCGCGCAGGAACATCGCGCCATCAAAGGACTGTGGATCGTAGCCAATGGTGAGCGGGGTCCAGGCCTCGCCGCGCTTCGGGGAAGCCCATGATGAGCTTGAGGTCATCGCGATCAGCTGGTCCATCGGGATCAGCTCGACGATCGCATTGATCTGCCGCGCATTCAGGGGTTGCCTGATCGCATCATCCGCCACCAGCGGATTAGAGATCCCGAAGTTATGATAGTCGCCGGTTTTCGATGCCCATTCGGTCTGAGGCTGCTCCGGGGTATTGGCAAACACCAAACGGTCTTGGTAGTAAGTCACAAGGGCGGGATACCCCTGGTCCTCACTCCACGCCCCGAACGCCCACACGGTTGTCGTGGCGGGACTTACGACCGGCATGTAGTCCTGGACGGTGGCGGTGGCGGTCGTGCCCCCACCGCCAATGGCGGTGATGATCGCGGTGCCGAACAGGCTATGCAGATACAGCCATGTCACACCGGCCCGTGTCGCCACATCTTTGATCTCATTGCCATCCCCATCTGCCCGCTCGCCCTCGTCATGGCTCGGGGGCTCTGTTCCCGTGAAGGTGCCGAGCGCGCCTGCGGCCTGGTTAGTCGTGCAGATGTAGACCTTGCCATTCGATCGGCGGCGCAGATTCAAGGGGTTCACGCCCGAGAGCGCGAGCACCTTGTTCGGCTCCCAAGGGGGGATCCCTGATAGATCCTCCATCGACAGACGAAACAGAGAGCCGATGTGCGTGCCACCAAAGATGCCGGCGGAGGCGGTGAGCGTGATGACGCCCGTGGCGGCCGAGGCGGTGACGGTGACATTGGAGGTGTTGTCATCGAGGAATGGCCCGCCCTCAAAGTCGGTGATGGCCGTGAAGGTGAACGTCGTTGCGCCGGTTCGCACGAACTCGTGCGGGATGTAGTTCTGATTGACGACCGTCAGCACATCCGCGCTTTGCGTATAGCGAAGGGAGGCCAGCTCCCCACTGAGATAGGGCGTTGCGGGTCCTGTGCCCACGACCGCCCCTTGCGTGAAGATCTGTGTGGTCTCTTCCTGAAAGACGATCACGTAGGCCTGCTCGGTCGAGAAGACGAACGGAATCAGGCTTGAGAGACTTAGCGGGTAGAGGGCTGCGACGAACTCAAGGCCTGCGCGATTGGAAACGCCGCCGGTTGCGCGCACGAAGAAGTTTCGACAGGTCCGAAGACTATTGGCGTAGCGCGCAAGATCCGTCCGCGCGTAGAGGCTTGGACTGACCTCACCGCCCGCGAGTGAGACTTGGCTGAGTTTGGGCATTTACGCCCTACACGCGATGGACGGCGACTCCGCTCGAGCATCATCTTTTTGCTCGTTCATGTTGTTGGCGGTGGCCCAGGACAGATACGAGCCATAGCGGGATTCGGCCCGTTCCACCAATTCAGCTTTGGCGGACAGCGGCCCCCCAACCTCCATGGCCAGGCGCCACGCGAACACGCTCACCGCATCGGCAGGCCAGGCCCCGATGTTATCGACATCCACCGTGTGAAAGGCCCACGCATCGGATAAGTCACACAAGATCACCTGACTTGCGCCATCGTCCTTTAGTGCAATCTGCCAGGGCACGCGGATCATGCGCAGCATCTCCCAGCGACTGCTATCGCCTGACAGGAATGCATCGCGCATCACGCGAATACCGTTCGCGTCCGCGATCGATCGGATCATGAGACTTCTCGATGGGCTCTGATAGACATAGCCCCAACCGGGAAAGCTCTGATCAGCCACGATCGCCAGGGCCTCAGCACGCAGAGCGAAGCCCCACGGATGACTCCGCAGGACTTCTTGTCTGCAATGCTGAAAGAACCGGTTGCAGGTCTTCGCCTCAACGGAATTCTCCGTCAAGGCGCCAATCGCTCGGCTTACACCGAGGCGACCCAGACACATATTTGCAACGCCAGTGTCATCCACACGGGATTACTCTTTGTGGTGGCCTTTCTTGCGAGCGGCCTCCTTGTCGGCCTGCTCGCGCTCCTGGCGCTCTTTTTCCTCGTCCTCCCGCGCCTTCTTGATCGCCGCGGCCTGCTCATCCGCAAGACGCCTGGATTCGGCCTGGGCGGAAGCCTCCTGCTGAGCCGGATTGATCGCAGGGACTCGGCCGGACTTCCTCGCCGCCTTACGGTCCGCCTCGACTTTTGCCTTGAGCGACTTGTCTACCGGCTCGAACCAACTCGGCGGCTCATAGAACTGATTGGCGATCGGCTCACCGTCCGCATTCAATTTCTGACGACGATCGAAAACATCATCCGGCATGTCGAACTCGTTGCCGACCTCTTGAATGGACGTGCCGTCGTATCCTTGAGCGGTTGCGATGACTCTGATTGTTCCCATGGGAATTGCTCCTTAAGCCACCGAGAAGCCGGTCGGGTAGATGACGTTACGCTGTGGGTCAGCTGTGATGTAGGCGAGGATCGGGAAGGACGTAAAGCCTGCCGATACCGTGTATCGAAGGCCAATGAACTTCTTGTAATCCGCGCTGGGCAGAGCGATTCGCCACAAGGTTGCGCCAGCTGTGATCGCAGAGCCGACGATCGCCGCGGTGGAGGCATGCACCACCGGGGAGGTTGCAAGGTCCGCAGTCGTTGAGGACTCAAGGGTAATCGTGAGGGTCTTGGCCGCATCTCCGCCGGCCGCGGCGGTCGGGGTCTGAACGATGAGCCAGGACTCATCAGGGTTCGTGCCCTCGTCCTCGAGCGCCGGGAAGGAGGCAAGGCCTCCTGAGCGATCGATCACGTTCGTGGAAATGGCTGTTGCGGTGATGGCCTGGCCCGTCTTGGTGCCATCCGCCGCCACCGTGCCGGAGAACATCGTCTGTAGATCGAGAATCATTGTGGTTTCTCCTGAAGGTGGCCTTAGACGACCCGGGCTTCGGTGGACAGGATCTGGTCAACCGTACGAACGGGAACACCCAAGACAGTGACCGTTCCATTGTTGACGGAGCCTGGTGCCAGCGTGCCGAATTGCGCCGTTCCGGGCGTAAAGGCTACCGCGTTCTGCGAGCGGTCGAGCGCCTGAATGGCCAGCATCTCCTTGACCGTGCGATTGGCATAGAACACTGCTGTTCCCTTGCCCATGAACGGAATGCGCGCAAGCGCTCGAATCATCAGTTTGATCAGCAAGGTCGCCGCCGTGTTCGACTGCGTGGTTGCCTGCGTCACCAGATCCGTGGAGTCGATGTTGCAGATCCGAACGACGTAGCGCCAGTCGCGCACCGTGAGGCCATTTTTCCACTGCCAGCGATCCGCGTACGCGCGGAACCGGTTCTGGTTCGCATCGAACGCATCGATCTCTCCCAGATCCTGATGAGTCAGGCCTGCCTTGGAGCCCTTCGGGAAGATGCCGGTGACGGTGTCCGGGCTCCACACGACGAGCCACACACTCGTGTTGACTGATCCCGTGCCGCCGGCATCGATGATGTTCTGCGCGTTCCCAGCCCCTGAGATCGTCGAGAAGCGCGGCGCCAAGCCCATGAAGCGCTCAGGATTGACGGCTGTGTTGCCATAGATGAGCGTCTGCGCCATCTGCTGGTTCAAGCCCTCAACGATGCCGGCCGCCTCAGACAGACGAAACTCCGCGGTGTTGCCGTTGAGATCGGCAAGGTCTTTATCGACCTCGGAGCGGTTCTCGAGCATGCCGCAGGTATCGGTGATCTGAGCGCGCAGGGTCTTGGAGGGCGGCACGCCCTGATACATCTGACGCCAGATGCCCTGGGGAATGCCGGTGCGCACGGTTGTCTTGTGACCGGTGGGCAGATTGCCTTCAATGAAAGGCATGTCCATCAGGATCTCGTTCGACTGCGACAGCAGCTCCACGACCTTTTGAACTGATCCGTCTGGATCAAGCATCTTCGCCCAATCCAACAACGTGACCTTGCCGAGTAAACCTAAAGTAGCCATGAATTCATTCCCTCAAACTATTTCGATGTAGAGCCGTACAGAACTTCCGCAGCCGTGCGGCCATTGCCACTGGGCGCCTGTCCTGATGGGGGTGTGTCCTCGCTGACCATCTTTCCGATCTGAAAGAACGCCTTCACGAACTCGGGGTGATTCCCAAGCCCGGTCTCATCGAGCAACGCCTTGGCCTCAGGACTCATAAAGCGGGCGATCCCGCGTTGAGCGACGGCAAGGTTTGCGTCGTATTGCAGGCCCCATTCCTTCTTGACCGCGGCCTGGTGCTGCTTGGTCTGCTCAGCCATCCAGGTTTTGAAGTCCGCTTCGCGCTTCTCTTCGGCTTGCGCGATCGCTTGTGCGTGCGCCTCGACGAGCTTTGCGACTGCCTCTTGTGGCAAGCCGACTTCTTTGAACTTCGGCTCCAGCGTGTTCAGCAGCTCGGTGTCTAAGGTCACACCCTCGGGCAGCTTGATGGCGCTGTAGTCGTATTTCTCAGGAGCGGTGAGCTTGGGAGGCTCGGGGGCCTTCTGAGGTTCTGCGGGTTTCGCAGTCTCTGGGGGCTTCGCCGGATCAGGAACGGGGGACGTTACAGTCGGATCAGGTGATGCGGGAGCAGGTGAGTTTGAGGGAGCTGGGTCAGCTGCGGGAGCATCAGCCATAGAAGTCTCACGAGTGGCGCGGATATGCGCTCGTGAGAGGCTAGGCTGTGCGGCGTGCTGTTCCTATCGATGTGTACACTTGTCGAAGGTGACGCAGTTCATCATATTCATCAGGAGAGACCAGCACGGCGACACGCTCACCGTACTGCGTCACTTCAACAGGCCGGCTTTTCACACTGGATATCATGCGCGCGAGGCGCATGCGGAATTCTCGCGTCTTGACACGTTCAGGATTCACTTCTGAGCCTCGTGGTGTTCGGTCATCATGAGTGGCAGCATCAGCGCATCAATGGTCTCGATCTCAGCCCAGAGCGCGCGTGCAACATCCTGCATCCCAATGTTAAGGGATTGCGTCGAGCCATTCGGTGACGCGCTCGACTTCATCATCCCGCACGTCTCATTCATGTGACGCCAGACGTAGCGGCGGAATTCGGGCATCGCGAGCAGAGTCTTAAGGTCTGACTGCTGCTGCTCGAGACGCTGCTTTTCCTTCTGCTTGCGCGACTCGACAGCCTTGGGGTTGTTGGCCTCGTAGCGCTCAGGCTGCATTGGTCATTGCCTCGAGCGCGTTCTCCCCGCCCACATCCGTCTCCGAGAGCGACTTCGCCGCGGACGCCGCATCCTTCATAGGTCCTGCGGCCTCAAGAGCCGCTTGTTTCGCCTGTGCCTCGGCGCGTGCTGCGCGCAGTTCCTCGACCACATCATCGCTTCGGACAATCGAGGGCGGAACCCCAATCGCCTGGGCGTACTCATCGATGGATTGATCTGCATCCCACTTATCGAATGCGGTCACTTCCTGGCCTGAGTCCGCTTGCGCTTTGGCCACACTGCCCACGAAGTTCACGAAGCGCTCAATCTTCCCGCCGGCAATCGAGCGGAAGGCCTGGGCGAGCGCACCAATCAGCTCCACTTTGAGCTGCACGCGCTCAAGCTCTGGAGGCGGTGGGGGGAGTCTGCCCTGACGCGCCATGATGTTGAACGTTCGATCAATAAGCGGCTTGATCAATCCGTCTTCGTGGTTCTGAAGAACTGGACCCAGAGCCAGAATCTGTTCCTCCTTGCGTGCATCAATCTCTGGCACGGTGGCATTCCTCGGGTCTGCCATCGTGATCGCGAGAAAGAGGTCCGTGTACATGGCCTTATGCACCAGCTCGCGCACGTCCTCGATATCGAGCAGGAGTCCTTGGATCTCAGGCTTGATGACATAGGCGGGCTGAAACTTCGGCGCCGAGCCATTGGGCGTAAATCCCGCCCACGTCACATCCGCGGGCAGGAGCGTTGAGGGCTGATTCTTCATGGCGGGATCCCCGACCATGGGCGGGTCAACGAGCTTATCGATGGCCTGCGCTTTTCGCTTCTGCTGAACCTGCATGGCCTTTGCGCATCCCAATGCATCCATGCCGCAGGAGGACCCGTAGGGGTCTGTTATCTCTGTCGTCTCCCAACGAAAGGCGCCCAGAGGATTGTCCTCGAACCCTGAGATACGAAGCGGCGCCTGGCCGGCTGGCGCGTGAGTCTCAAAGTAGACCGAGCTGAACGCCATGTTCTGATTGTCGGCCGCCTCAACGCGTGCCTTGTTGGGCTCGATGATGTGCAGCACCTCTACCAATTGCTGGCGCCGGTTGCCATCGTAGGCGGTCTTGACCTGCTGACTCACCTTGTTGATGCCGTAGTCGTCCACGAGCTGCCGCACCGTCATGAGGTATTCGCAGTACATCGTGTCGATCACGCCATCGGAGTTTGCGGCGAGGAAGTAGCTGCCGACGGTCTTCGGCACGAAGTGAATGACCTTGGTCGGATGCTCAGGCATCAACATGGGCGCCGTGCCAAAGACCCCCGCCTCGGTATAGATGGAGGGCAAGACCGAATACAGGTTCGAGCGCGCGAACACATCGCGCATCAGATTCTCGACCGCATACAGCCACAGCGACACCGCGGGGTATTCCATCATCTCAGGGTCAGGCGTCGTGAGCCGAAACCACGGGGTCGCAGGGTTCGTGCTGCCCGCGTGCATGCCGGCCCCTAAGGTGCGCGCGGCAAACTTAGGGGTCGGATCTATCAGGAGCTGATTGCGCTTGCCGCCCTTGGCTTTTTTATCGTCTATCCATCTCCCACGACGCGTGAGGAAATAGGACTGCAGCTCCTTGTAGTGGGGGTCATAGGACTCGCGCTCGGCTCTCAACTCCGCTAAGCGGATCTGTGCAACCTGATATCGCGAGGGAACTTCCATCATGTGAGTAATACCTTGGCCATCTCGTTAGCTACGTTTGCGTAAGCAAAGCCCACCGGGTGGATGCCATCGATGTACCAGGTGGAGATGTTTGCGTAGACATCCCAAAGGCGCGTGAAGTCGACCACCGGGATGTCGTTCACTTCGGCGAGGTCATAGACGACCTGATAGTAAGGCGAGGGATCACCCGTCACCGTCGCACCCATCGGCTCGATCACGAGGATGCAATCCCCGGTTGTGAGCGCTGCGGTGATGGCAAGCTGATAGAGCGATCGATACGTCTCGATAGCGGTCGATTGACCGTAGTCGTTGCGCGTCCAGGCGAGGATCGTCAGATCCGGCGCAATAGTCACCGCCGATGCATTGGCATTCCAGGTGTCGTTGAGCGAGTCCACCCGCGCGCCATAGGCGGCAGAGTTGATGATCGAGACCTCTTTGACAGCGGAGTTGTAGGCGCGCATGCCGATGAGGTTGGTCGCTGCGGTCACGTAGCCGGCTTTGATGATCTTTGTACCGGCCGCACCATCTAAGACCACTGTCGTCTTGTTGATCATCCCTGAGCCGGTTTGGGCTGCGATCGTCGCAAGAGTGGCTGAGGAATCATTCTTGATCGTGATCGAGCCGATACCCGATCGCAGAACGTATACGTCAACCGTATCCACTGCGGTCGTGGGCGTGAAGGTGCAATCAGCCACCGCGGACGGGGCGCGGAGCGTGTTGCTACCAATCACCCCCAGGCCGTTGACGTTGAGCCAGCCGCCCATGTTGATGCGGCCATCGTGCGCGGCCCAATCGTTGCTTCCATGACCGCCCACGAATGACTGTGAGCTTGCAGTCAACCCTCGAGCGGTGAGCAGCTGTGCAAGCTGAGTCGGATAGGACTTCGAGATCGCGTTTGATCCCAAGAGCGCCGCGGAGCTTCCTGACCCCCCGGTCGCCCCGGCCCCTGCGGTGATCGAGTTACCGGAGGTTAAGACCACCATGTTAGAGATGCCCGCGAGCACCTTGCCGCGCGCGGCGCGGTACTTACTGGTATTGGAGGCTTTGAGGTTCGTGATGCCGGTCAACGAGGCGACGGCTGTGGCGCTGGGCGTATAGAGCGAGTAACTGATCGTGCCGGATGTGAAGCGCGAGCAGATGAGCCGATACGTTCCCGGCTGACTCATGGCCTCCACGCCGCTTGCGTACGTGCCTGCGTTCTCCCATGCGGCCCCGGCGCCAATCATTCTTTGCAGCATGCACAGTCCTACGAACGTGCCACTGAGTGTGATGAGTAGCGTCTCACTCGGCCTCACCAGAATAGAGGATGAGGCTTGGTTTAGGGCCGTGAACGTTCCATTGACTGTGCTCATGAATCGAAGCCTTTGCGGAAGATTTAACCGCCTAGTAGTTTGCTGGGCGCGCCAGTGTAGGGTGCTCCGGGCCCACCTGTGCGAATCGTAGAGGCTTGCCCCTGCGCGCGGGATGCGCGGCGGCGAATGCGATCGCGTTGACTGTAGGCGGCGCCGGGGTCAATGACCGCAGGCGTCTCCGTCTCTTCAGGCGCAGCGGCGCTCTTCTCATAGGCGCCAATTGCCTTGCCGAATGGATCAAGCCGCGCTTGTGCCTTGTCGCCCAGAATGATCCTGGCGGGACGAGTCGAGAAGCGTGCGAGTTTCTTACCAATGGTTCCCATAGCATTATGCCCTTGTGTATCGAGGCTTTGAGAGGGACGTATATCCGTATGTCATACCAAGCTTTCGGGCGCGCTCGATATATCTGGCGCGACGAATTCGCGAGCATTCAACGCAATGCTTTCCGCCTTGGATCAAGCGGGTATTTTGTGGAGTGAACTCGTGACCGTGCTTGCAGTGGGTGAGTCGAGCCTTGCTGCGATTGCGACCACGACGCACCATGTCAGCATTGTTATCGGTCTGTGTCCCAACGTAGAGATGGGCGGGATTAACGCAGCACCTCACATCACAGCGATGTAACACGTCCAATTCTCCGGGGTGCTCTTCGCGATGGATCTCCCAGCTAAGACGATGCGCCAGGAACGTGCGTTGATCTGTAGCGCTCCAAAGAATCCCATATCCTTTTTTGTTAGATGAGGCGTCCCAAAGCCAACACCCGCTCTCTGTGACAGGGGTGAATCTCTGGAAAAATAATGATTTTAGTCGATCATTCACGCTCTGTTCCCCACGGATCGTGATCGTGTTTGCAGGTGTGTCCACGATTGAGCAGTTGATTCTGCTCACGCGGTTGCACGTTGTAGGCGAAGGAGATCGCAAGCGCGTCTGCTCTGTCTGGTGAGCCGATGCCAGGCAAGCGCTCTTTCATGTCGTCTTTGGACTCGAGTCTGAGCTTGTCGCGCTTGTCGTGATCGATCTCAGGAGCGGTCATTTGTGCGCTCAAGGCTTGATCGTTGGGGATCGCAAGTCCCACACGCAGACTCTCGCGCATCTGCCACCAGATAAAGGTGCGCATGTCTGCAAGCTGTGAGTTGGGGCTCGCGCTACCGAACTGCACGCCGAGCACCTGGAAGTCGTCCCCCAATAGACGCCGCAAGCGATCCACGATCGGCCCGCCCAATCCCGTCTCATCGACAAACACCGCATCGGGTCTGCACATCTTGTCGGGGCTCGTGGCCAGGTCCACGATCTTTGCAAGCACCCGCTCACTATCACGCGACTCAGAGCCCGGGATGAAATGCCAAGGAACGCTCTTGGCATCAAGACCGCGGCGAAAGGCGATCACGAACTCATCAGCGCCTCCGCGTGCGACATCGATCGACATGATCAGCGCCTCGCGTAGACCCAACAGCGGCTCACGGTCCATGGCGGCTTGCACGAGATCAGTCTCGATGAGCTGCGCGCTCGAGGCGGACGGGGCAAGACCTCGCACGCGAACACGTACAAAGTCGCTGTTCTCACCGTAGTCGTTGACCCACTTCTCGAGCTGAACTTTGTTAGTGCCTTCAACGGTGCGCGAGTCGATGTTGCGTGTGGTCCATCGATGCTTGCGCGCACCCCAGCACTCCTGGAATCGGCCATGAGTACGCGTGGGGTTGCCGTACTGAAGCCATATGATCTCTGTGCCCTCATCCGTGAGCGCACCTTCCGTGACCTCATGCACCTTGTCAGCGATAGCCGAGGCCTCGTCATACAGCACGATGATGCGCTTGCCCTCGTTGTGCATGCCGGCGAACGCTTCGGTGTTGTGCTCACTCCAGGGATGCGCATCGAGTGTCCAGGCCTTGGCACGCTCGGGCTTGCTGTCGCGAACGTGTAATGAGGTGGCCTCAAATACGAATAGCTCGCGCAGCTCCGGGGGCAGCAATCCATACCACTTGGCCATCTCAGGCCACGTCTTGGTGCGCAGCTGCGCCTCAGTGTTCGCCGTGATGATGCCGCGCGTGTCAGGGCTCGTCATCAGAGCCCATTGACCAATCATCGACACCTCAGCGGACTTACCAATTCCGTGACCGGATGCAGTGGCCTCTAGGATCGGCTGATGAGGCTCGGATCTGAGGCGATCCCGGATGCGCGTTGCCTGCTCAATCTGCCATTCACGTGGCTTCTTATCGGCAAGCGTTGTCCCTTTGACGCCCCAGGGATACGCAGTCGTGACCCACCTCAGCGGATCGTGACGACACGAGAGCAGCCATCGCGTGATGGCATCCCAGTCAGCCTCATTAATCTTTGCGTTCAATCAGATTCCGCATGCGCTCAGATAGGGCGACTTGCATATCGATGTTTAGATCGCGAGGGACGAGCTTCCCGAGCAATGCGAGGAACGCTGCTGGGCTCTCTACGGCCTGCTGAGCGAGGTATGCACGACCCCCGGCATCTGCCAAGGCCCCTTCAACCATGCTCTTCAGATCGGCTGTCGTTTTGTTTATGGAGCCTTTTCGACGCCCACCGGTCTTGATTCCCTTAGCCATGTAAAGAAGTCCGTTTTAGATCTAAACCGATGTATTTCCACGATCGAGGGGCGATAGATGGATGCAACCGATGCATATATCGCATCTTCACGGCTACACGAGCCGCTGCACCAAGTTGTCCGTCCTTAACAAAGGAGCGGTAGATCATCATTATGCTGCGCTTAAGGTAATGCAGCTTGCCCTGTGGGCCTGATGGCGGCGCATCTCCGCCTGGGGTTGAGTTAGTCAGACGTGCGCCAAGCTTTGTAAACTCGCGAATGTAATAGCGCTCGGCGTTCTGCCATTCACTGAGCGGAACCCATTCCATTACATCCATAACGGGCTTGAGACCTTCACGCTCGAGCTTTGTAATCCAGCGCTGAAGGTGACTGACTGATTTGGTTCGAGCCGCTAAAAGATGCTGTGTCAGCCTGAGCTTAGGCGTGCTCGACTTGCCCACATACCGAGGCTCAAAGGTATGAGGGTCTCTTAACACATAGATTGCAGTGACCTCAGCCATCAAAACTCCAGGATCTCCCGATCCACGTAAGGGTTGAACACAGCGATTCGTCCGGCCCAACTGGCCGGGACACCATTAATGAATTCCATCCAGTAGGGCGAATACTGCTCAGGCTCCGTCAGATTAAACGTATCGCCTGGCACACGGTAGAGGCCGTCAAAGAACCCGGGCTTGTGAGCACGCACCTCAGCCAGGACGTCGAGCACGCCCAATGAGACGGTGATGAGGACGGTTTCCCCAGCAAGCGCAACCCCGGATGAGGGCGACTGCGCGATGACAAGTCCAAAGCTCTCGTCATCCTCGGTGTATTGGGCCTCGACGCTGACGATGAAGCCGGCGGCCTCAAGGGCTGCGATGGCGGCGGCCTGCGTCAGGCCAATAACGACGGGGCGGGCGACACCACTGACGTAGAGAACCGCGGCGGTGCCGGGGATCACATACGTCAAAGCCGGCGGGATCTGACTGAAGATGTTGCCGACCGCAACGCCACTCAGCTCCGGGATGATGCCAACGAGGTTAAGTCCTGCGCTATCAAAAGCGGCAAGGCCTATCGCCAGAGTCGTGGTCCCGGTACTGACCTGGGGTACGAGTATGGCCTCGTCCGTGTCATAGCTGAATGCACTGAGATTGAGCGTGGCGCCATACGGGTCTGTTGCGATGAGGCTGATCGAGCCTGAGCCGGCGGCGCCTGGAGTGCCCTGGATCTGCCAGACGGTGCGCTCGTTGACCTGGCCTGGGTTGTAGACGTGCGAGACGATCGACAGGCCCGACACGGAAAGACCTGAGTAGGCAAGCAGGCTCTCGGCATCATCCGGATCACTGACGTAGTCCCCCAGAATGACCGGGGTGATCGGGATGTGCGTATACCACTGCTGTGTTGGAATCGAGGCAGTTTGCGTAGGCGATTGATCGTTAACGACGATCGTGAAGGTGTCGCCCACCTCATCCGTCGCATACCAATCTCGCATCGAGCGGTCATAGATCGCATTGAGCCAGCTCTGTCGGGTGGCTCCCCCTGCATAGGAGGCGGTGCCATCGCTTAAGGGCAGAAGCGCGTAGCTGTCCGGGGTCGTCAGGCCCGCGAGCACCCATTCATCACCGGGGACCACGGTGGGCGTCTGGCCAAAGAACGGCGAGGCGGCATCCACCGTGCTCAAAAGCTTCAATTGCATGCCGAGAAAGGACAGCCGATTCCAGTTCGGCGGCGCGCCAGGACCTCGCAATGTGAGGACGCTCAGCACCCTAGATCAGTAGCAGCGTGACGTTGTCGGCCATGGCCTCACCCGTCGGAGAGCCTGGCGAGACCGTAAACCGTCCGCGGCCCGAGGTGAGCGCATAGGCGGTCACAACCCCGAGGCACACTCCGAGCAGGGCACCAGAGGTGGGATAGACCGAGCGGCCCACGAAATGATTGGCGGTGGCCTCGGTG